ACAACCTGCCGCTGGTCACCGCGCTGCCTGATTTGCCAGCAGCGACTGATGTGCGCTTCTACAACCTGCCGCTGGTCACCGCGCTGCCTGATTTGCCCGCCGCGACTTATGTGTACTTTGACAACCTGCCGCTGGTCACCGCGCTGCCTGATTTGCCAGCAGCGACTGATGTGCGCTTCTACAACCTGCCGCTGGTCACCGCGCTGCCTGATTTGCCCGCCGCGACTTATGTGCGATTCTACAACCTGCCGCTGGTCTCCGCGCTGCCTGATTTGCCCGCCGCGACTTATGTGCGCTTCTACAACCTGCCGCTGGTCTCCGCGCTGCCTGATTTGCCCGCCGCGACTGATGTGCACTTCTACAACCTGCCGCTGGTCTCCGCGCTGCCTGATTTGCCCGCCGCGACTTATGTGTACTTTGACAACCTGCCGCTGGTGAAAAAGTAACCAAACACGCCGCGAACCGCTGGGCGTTAAACAGAGGCTGAGTTAAACAGGGGAAACGACTACGTGCGCGGATACCGGGGACTCAGGATGCGAGCTGCGGCTTTAACAGCAGCCTAATCAACTAAGGGGGATGTGATGAAACGAACAATTGAACAATGGACAAATTGCAATCCGAAGGAAATGGCCTTCCACCAAAGCGAAGCTGCGATTATGTATGCGATTGAGGACGCTAAGTCTGACATACTTGAATTGCATCGAGAAAATATGCGGCTGCGCAACATTGCAAGAGCTATTGCATATCCACAACGCGGAACCCCAGAAGAATCATATGGCATTATTGATTTTGCCAAAATTCTTCAATCGGCTTACACGGCAGATCAGCTTTGGGTAGAACAAACTGATCGTTAGTCTCAAACAAACACCAAAAAGGCGGACATGGACGAAATCAAATCACTCTGCGCAGGCAATCAGGAGATGGGCCTGCCGCAATTTCTGGCGCAAGCAAATCCGATGATGGATGCGGTTGATGGTGCGATGGCGCACATGTTCGGCAAGCCGCAAACAGAGGAAGAGCGCCGATCTGATCTCGAAGCAAAAGAGGATGAATTCATCGCTCGCAAACAAATGGAGGCCGAAAAATGAACGATAAACTCTACTCCGAATACGGAAATGCAGGCCACAAGTTCCCGCGATCTGTAAAAGAAGCATACGGGCGCGATGAGGCGATAATCGTTCATACAGAAATCGATGACGACGAGGATGATGATATATCAAATTTCTACCTCAACTTCTCCTTGGCTGTGTACACCATGGCGGCGGTTGTTATTATGGCGTTGTGGTGGAGGCCATAATGGCAATGAATAAAGCAGAAAAGGAAGCAATGGAGTCGGCATTAACCGCTGCGGCCCTACGAACAACAAGCGACGTTTTCCCTGACGTAATTCCGCCAGACAATACTAGCAACAGGCTATCTACCGGATTTATTACAGTAGGTTCTATGAGTGATTCGGCTAGGGTTGATACAGCTTGTTCTTCATCAATAGGTCACGGAATTGGTCGCACAGATAAAACTACTTCGCAAGGAAGTAGGCGCTTATATTCTTCGCGAATCCTTGCGCTTCGTGCGCTTCGTAGGGAAGTCGAAAATGATTGCGCAAACAGACTGCGCAGGATTGACCGCATGATTGAAGGGGAAATAAAGCCATGAAGCCGCAGCGCATGGGCAAGGTGGGCGAAGGCCGCCTGTCGGCAATCGAGGATGCGGCGGGGCCGCGCTACACCGCGCTGGTGCTGATCGTGCTGATGCTGGCTTATGGGATTGTTGGAACGCTGGAGTAAAAAAAGGAGTTGCGCAAATTGTTGAATGGCTTTATTGTTTCACCAGCAGCAATTGGATTTGGAACATCCAATGCAGCGGTAAATGATAGGAAAAGCATAAGGCCCGATTTAGTCGCGGCTCTGTGTCAACCAAGGCAAAAGTCTTTTCCTATCGAATTCCGCCTTGTTAGACGTTCCAACAGAGTCGCAACTAAACGGGCTTTTTCTATTGCTGCCGTACTCCAGACGTACCAAGCGCGAAAGTCGGCGGCGTGGAGAACAGACGAACGAAAGCATTTCAGCATAGGCATGGCCTGTTGTGACGCGAGCCAACGCGCACAGAAGGCGACAGCAAACGGGGTTATATATGCGGATACTGGTTCGCATAGAAGGGCAGTAGCAGATTCTGATTAATCTGATGTTGCAGTAGAGTGAAATGTAGGAACAGGCTAAAGAACTGGTAAGGCGTGAGAGGGATAACCCCAACACATGCATTAGGCATTGTATCGCCCAAAATAAAGGAGATTGAAATGCGTTTTATCAAAATGATGGCATCTACATTTTTTGCTTGTGCGGGTGTTGCAGTTGGAGGATACATGGCTGGCAACACAGCAACTGAAATTATTGTCAAATGTTTCTTTCTGTCGATTGGCATGTTTTACATGTACTTTCTTTGCACTAAAGGAATTTTGAAACCGAAAGGAGATTGAAATGAACGCCAAACAACTATACCTCGAAGACGGCAAGCCTGCCGGCGTGTACTGGTGCGAGAAGTGCAAGCGCGTACACAGCACCGAGAATCAGGCGAACGAGTGCTGCCAGCCGTGGGTATGCAAGAGTTGCGGCGAGGCCTGCGCGGAGTTCCGCACAATCTGCGATGCATGTATTGATAAGCGCGAGGCAGAAAAAGAGCGCGATTTGTTCGACAAGGCCGAAAAACTAACGTCATGGGGAGGACCGATATTCTACTTCGATAAATACTACTGCGATGTAGATACTTTCCTAGATGATCTTCCGCCAGAATTTTTACCTGAATACGTATGGGCGACTAATCCTGTTCAGTTCGTGCATCTGAATGCCGACTCGATAACAGAATCCGTGCTGGATGATGCCTACGAAGATTTCGACCTTCAAGATTTGCGCGGGATGGTTGAATTGCAAAAGGCCGTCACCGCATTCAACGAAGCCAACGCGCACCATGTAGCATATTACCCAGACTACACTCTGGCCGTGTTAATCGTCGAAGAGGATTAAAATGAACTGGCTGACCAACATCGACCGCATGGCTGACAACGCACAACGCGCACGCTGCCACATCGCCGGGCTGGTATCGCACCACATCCGCAGCATGGCGCAACTCAGGCGTGATCGGGCGGCGGAGAAATTGAGTAAACAACAAGGGGAAAGAAAATGAGCAAGCAAGAAAACAGTATGCAGCTTATCCGCAAGGAATCGGCGCTGCCAGCGATGACAATGAACGAGGATGAACTTATCAACATCCTGCGCAACAGCCTGTATCCAGGAGCGCAGACGGATTCAATCAAGATGGTTCTAGGGTATTGCCAAGCTGCCGGCCTAGACCCAATGCAGAAGCCCGTCCACATCGTTCCAATCTACGACGGCAAGCTGAAAGTGATGCGCGACGTGGTGATGCCCGGCATCGGCCTGTACCGCACCCAGATGTCTCGCACCGGGCAATGCGCTGGAGTGACCGAGCCAGAGTTCGGAGAAGACAGAACCGAAAAGCTTGGCGGGTTTGAGATTACCTATCCGGTATCTTGCAAGGTGATCGTCAAGCGCATATTACCGAACGGCGCTATCGCAGAATACGCGGCGACCGAGCGATGGAAAGAAAACTACGCGATGAAAGGCGGCGCGGAAAAGAGCATCGCTCCAAACGCCATGTGGACAAAGCGCCCGTATGCCCAGCTTGCTAAGTGTGCAGAGGCACAGGCACTGCGCAAGGCATTCCCAGAACTTGGTTCAGCACCGACCGCCGACGAAATGGAAGGCAAGGAATTCGACACCCCGATGGTCGATACATGTTCTCGCGAAACGAAGCCAGAGCGACCTACCATAACCATCGAAGTATTGCTTGATAAGCACACAATCGACGTAATCAACGCGGATGGCGTAGTCACCAAGTTCAGCACCAAGAGCAAGGTACAGAACGGCGACGGCACGGCGCAGGGCGTAATCGACTTCCTTTCGGCGAAGTACATTTTGCCGACTGAGGTGATCGAGGAAATCCAATCTTGGGAACAGAAAGGCGGTGCGCAATGAGAATCATCAGTGGATTGGTGCAGGGCAGCGATGAATGGATAAAGCTTCGCGCCGGATACTTCACGGCATCGGAAGCGCCGGCAATGCTGGGCCTGTCTAAATATAAGGCGAGGGCCGCTCTGGTGCGCGAGAAGGCAACCGGTATCGTGCCTGAAGTCGATTCCGCCACGCAGCGCCGTTTTGACGATGGGCATGCGGCCGAAGAGAAAATGCGCGCATGGGCCGAGAATTACATCTGTGACGACCTATATCCGGTGGTCGGCGTGTATACGATCAGCGGCCTGCCGCTGCTGAGCAGCTTCGACGGCCTGACGATGGACGGGAAAACAGCTTGGGAAAACAAGCTCTGGAATGAGGGATTCGCTGAACAGGTTCGCAACGGAATCGTCCCTGATACCCATTGGCCGCAACTCGAACAGCAATTGCTTATTTCCGGTGCAGACTATGTTCTGTTCACAGTCGGCGACGGCGAGAACGCTGAACCTCTGGAGTATCGAGGCTTGCCCGAGCGGCGCGAACGCTTGCTGGCCGGGTGGGCGCAGTTCGCTGCCGATGTTCTGGAGTACCAGCGCAAGCTGGCCGCTGGCGAGATCGAACAGCCGAAGGAAGCGCCCAAGGCCGAGACAATCAAGGCGCTGCCGTCCGTGTTTGTTCAGGCGACCGGCATGGTGACTGCATCCAATCTGTCCGAGTTCAAGGAAGCGGCCACGACGTTCATCGCCGGGATCAAGACTGAGCTTGTTTGCGATCAGGACTTCGCCGACGCCGAATCTACAGTTAAATTCTGCAAGGATGCCGAATCGAACTTGGAAGCCACCAAGGCCAGCGTACTCGCGCAGATGTCCACCGTTGACGAAGTTGTGCGTACGCTTGACCACATCGCCGCTCAGCTTCGCGACAAGCGGCTGATGCTGGATAAGTTGGTGAAGTCGGAAAAGGAAACGCGCAAGCTGGCAATCGTCACCAAGGCCGGGAACGATTTCGCTGCGCATGTCGAATCGCTCGAAGCTGAAACAAAACCGATCCGGCTTGTTCTTGTGCGGCCTGATTTCGCCGGCGCGATCAAGGGAATGAAAAAGCTGTCGGCCATGCAAGAGGCGGTCGATACAGCGCTGCGTGATGGAAAATTTTCCGCCGACCAATCGGCAAAAGACGTGCGCGAAAAGCTCGCATGGTGCAAAGAGTTATCGGTTGGTTACGGCTTCCTATTCTCCGACCTGTCGCAGCTCATTGCCAATAACGGCATGGAGGCATTCCAAGCGATTGTTACCGGTCGAATCGACAAGCACAAGGTGGATGAAGCCGCGAAGGCTGAAGAGCAGCGGGCAGCAATACAGGCCGAGGAAGAGCGCAAAGCCACCGCCAAGGCGCAAGCGGAAGCCGAGGCTATCATTGCCGCAGAACGGGCAAAGCAGGCGGAGGAACAAGCCAAGGCGCGTGCCGAAGCCGTAGCGATGGCGAACCGTGAGCAGCAAGCAGCGCAAGAGCGCACAGAGAACAACCCCAAGAGCGAAGCCGTCACGCATGACGGGGCGCGGCCTTCTGTTGTGCCGCAGCGCCCGACCGACAAAGAGATCATCGCCGCACTTGCCGAGACGTTCAACGTACCACGCGAAACGGTAGTTGATTGGCTGATGAATATCAGCTTCGCCTCAGTAGAACAATAACCGCATCACATTCGCATAAGGAAAAACTATGACTAACATCATCAAATCAGTTCGAGATTTTACGCAGGCAATTGGCTGTACTACTGACAGCTTCAACGTGCGCCAGACTGCTTTATACACAGGACTGCAAACTGAGGAATTTTGCGAGAAGATTCAATCTTTGCTTGATGGGTTTGAAGTTAACTCTGAAACCTGTACTTCGACCATGCGCTTAATGCACTTGCGCGATGTTTTGTGCGATATACAGCACGGCATGAAGTCTGGTGAGTTTGATAATGCATTCAAAACTGTAGACCGCGCAGCCATGCTAGATGCCGACGTTGATCTAGCTTGGGTAACTATCGGCTCCATGATTTCCCAAGGCGCAGACGTTGAAGGCGCATGTGGTGAAGTATCTCGGGCGAATATGAGCAAGCTGGTACGATGCCAATGTACAGACAATTGGCCTTTAAACTTCGATGGTGCGCAAGACAGGAATTGCCCAGCATGCAACGGACTAGGCCTTGTCGCAATCAAGGATAATAACGGCAAGGTGAAGAAGCCGGAAGGCTGGATTCCGCCGAACATCGAGCCGTTCATCGCCGACCGAATGGCAGAGACAACAGATAGCGACAAGTATTAACAATGAGCCTCGCCGACGACCTTGCGCAAGCGTCCGGATTCAACCCAGCAGAGTTCTATCGGCCAACCATTGCGAAAGTTGACCGTACGATTTGCACAAAATGTTGTAAGCATCCTCGCGCATATGGGCAAAGCCTCTGCAAATCATGCAACGCTGCTCGGGCAAAAGAATACTGGCATCGCAGAAAAATACCAGGAATGGTTCGCAAATACACGAAGAAAAAAGGTGAAGATAATGCCACTCTTTGAGTGCTTCACCAAAGGAATACAATTGATCGAAGCCGACAACGCAGACGAAGCACGCAAGTTGTTTGCCGAACTTGTTTTGTCTGAGCCGACATCAGGCCATATCGCAGCAATTGAAACCGAAGGAGACGAAGAATGAACGTACGCGAAATAGTGATAACGCACCTCAAGTCAGGCGGATTTGACGGGCTGTGCTGCGATGGATGCGACTGCGGGCTGGATGACCTGATGGCGTGCGAATGCTTTGTTGATGTAATTGAGTGCGTACCAGCAAATCTTTGCGCTGGTGGCGTGTACAGACCAGCTGAAACACATCCAAACGAAGAGGAAACGCATCTATGACCGACTACATCGAAGCCATGCTGGAAGCCAAACGACTCCTGAAAGTTGCAGAGGATTCCGCCATGAAGAAAGACTACGACGGGGCATACAAGGCTATCAAGCTGATGGATACCCAGCAGCATCGGATGCTAAATTGGTTCTGGAAAGAAATGGCAGATGCCGAGCCTGTCAACACGAAATAACTAATGGAGAAAATTATGGACGTAAGCAGGCAGGAAGAAATTATCGCAACACTCTGGATTATTGCTGCGGTAAATGCATTCGGCAACGGATTCACAGAATGGGGATTTGCCTTCGCAATCAAAGGTGCGCTAGATACAGCGATGTCGCTTTATTTTGCGGTAAAAGAAATTATCGAAGAGCACAAATTCGGCCAGAATAAATAAAGCGCATACACCTAAAGTGTTACGTGGTACCCACCCGAACGGGTTATAGCATGGCCGGTAAAACGCTGGCATGATTCGTACATCACCAACAACATCGGAGACTAACAAATGAAAACTGCCGCAATCTATGTAGTTCAATCTTAACGGCTGGTGCATTCCTGTTTGCTGTTATCTATGGAGTACGCCTATTCTCGAATGCAACTACGCCGCTTACTCTGCACACTCCGAAGCATGGGGTAACGTGCGCTGCTATGGTTACCAGTGACGGTGCAGCCATTAGCTGCTGGAAGGATTAACAAATGAGTGAAATTAAAACACGCGCCGATATTCTTATCGAAGCCGGAAACAGTATTAAGATGCAGGATGCAATGGGCATTGATCCTGTTGTAAAAATATATGGCGAAGAATGGCCTATAAGAGACTGCGACTTCAATATCCACGATATACAAGAGTCAACTTACGAATTTCCTCTCGCGGTTGTCGAAGGCAAGCCGGTGTTTACTGGCGATGAGCTGTACAATTCGGACGGATACGGCTCGTGCATTGTAGATTCGACTTGGGATCATAAAAGCAAATATTGGAGTAATCACTCATGGAATCCGCCAAAGCCAGCGACCGTGATGGTGGAGATTCTGCGAGAGGATGCTGATGTTTTAGCTAATTTTTACGCCAAAGACATGACCGGAAAATTTGGAAGAATATTGGAGGCATGCCGCAAAGCTCTGTAGTCCGACAAATGACCAACATATCTATCACAGACCATGCAATCCTAATGTGCCAGCTCGCAGAGTACCAGGACGATCTCGACGCATCGGTTGACAATGCCACGATCGAATACCTACACGCTCAAGAGATAGCGCGAAACAAACTTGAAACTCTGCGGCAGGCTATAGACAAGCGCAATGTGATGACGGCTGCGCGGAAAATAGTGGGGAATCGTGAATGAACATTCTACGCAGAATGATGCTGCATCCGCTGCGCAGTCGCCACAACCCGTTGACCCGGATTGCCCTTGGATTCACCCTGTTTGCGCTCGCTATGGGTGTGGGAGGTGTGATGTTGGAATTGCACGAGCGCGGGGAAAGGCTCGGAGAGCTGAGCATGAGCAGCGCAGCGGACAGGAAGATGATCGCTGAGCTCGGGAAGTTCGTCGAGGGGGAGGTGAAGCTGGTTGAGGTTACGGGGAAGTATGCCGTTGTGCGCTCGGTGGGTAGAATGACTTATGAGGTGAAATGATGAATATTATTTGTAGAACGATTCGTCGTTTGCGCGGTCTTGCCATTCCGAGTGAGGTAGTCTGTCGTCCGAAACGAATGAGGCTGAAAATCTTTCTTCGCGGAGACGCTATCCCGATTTCAAGATTGCAAATCGGAGAACACAGCATACAGGTCGCACGTGACTTTATTGCTGCCGTAAATTCTGGCACTCGTGAATGGTGGAAGGCGGAAAACGAACAGATACACTTAGCAGATGTGGTGTATATCTCGTTTGTTGAAGAAACTGTGACTGAGTGAATGGCGCACCGACCGGTTGCGGAAGCAATACTTAAATGAGAATGAAGATGGCTACTTACAAAACACCGAAAGAGGCGCTGGAGGCTTGTCTGGAGATATGGGAATGCATAGTGAACAATCCTGACATTATGGACAAGGAAGAAGCCTACAAGGAATTAGGGATTCCGGTTGACAGGGATCTGTACCACTGCCCGGCTTGCGAGTATACAAGGGAGGGCGGGCGCCGGAATTGTGACAATTGCCCTATCTGGGCGGAGGATGTAACTGGCTATGGAATTCCTTGCGAGAGAGGCCACAGCCCTTACTACGCATGGGTGTATCCAAGTGGGGCGTGGACGAAAGATGAGGCCGCTGCGGGTATGGTGGAGCTGATTCGACTGAGACTGAAAGAACTTACGATAAAGGGCCATGAAGATGGCTATCGATAAAAGTTTAGTGAAGCGACTGGTGACTCAGTGCGGCGCGGATGAAGTTGGCGCTCCAGACAGATGCGTGACGGTAACGCTGAGCGGGCACTATGTTTTCGCGCCTGACGATTTGCAATCATTCGCCAACGCCATCGCAGCGCACCAGCGGGAGCAGAGCGCAAGTGTATTTACAGGTGAGCCGTCCAAGATGTGGATGGATCGGGATGTTGCTGAAGCGATACTTAAAGGTGGATGGAAATGAATGACTGCAACCAATGCCCGCAGGATGCGAAGTGCGAATCCTGCTCGCTGATTGTGAACGTTGAAGGGCCGGTACCGGGGCGCTACAGGACTGCGCAGGAAAAGTTTGAGGCGTGGTACGTTGAAGAAGTGTCCGGCTGCAACGGCGAGTGGGTAGCAAAGGATGAAACGACAGCGAAATATATGGAGCGCGAGACTAGAGGTGCTTATGATGCATGGCAAGCCTGCGCCGAGCGGAAAGACAAGGAGATTGCGGAACTGCGCGAGAAGCTGGTGAAACAGCAGGCCATAACACAGCAGATCATTTCCACAATCACTGGAGCTTCGCCTATGGTCACAGCAAAACTTCAAGAACTTGCGCAGCAAGACGGCACAAAAGAACTCGAATCAATCAGAGCGGCGGAGCGGCAAGCTGGCCGAGACGAGGTGAAGGCTGAACGATTGAATGCCCTAGAAGAATATCATCGCGGCTATATGCTTGGCGAGAAGAATGGCAAGCAAGCCGGACGCGCAGAGCTTGAGCAGGAGGTCGCAGAACTCAAAGCCGAGATAGAGCGCCTGCGAGACTGCCTGCTTTCCGAGCGTAACATTATCGGACAACACGCTGAAATTATTGACAGGCTGCAAGCGCACAATGCGATGCTGGTGGAGTTCGCTTCGCAAATGGCGCGACAGAAAATAGACAAATATTTTGCGCAACTTGCCGAGCAAGCACTAAACGCCACCTCCAAATCCATCCAGCAATGGCTCGACAAGCGCGATGCGGAGGTGAGGATGAATACGCTACTGGAAGCGGGCGAGGGATGGTGTACGCTCAACAATCACTCTGCGCACACAATCAGGGCAGCGCTACGCCGCATGGCTGAAGAGGTGAAACGATGACCAGAATGTGCAAAAACATAACCTGCCCGTCGCACAAAGAGTGCTACAGATTCAACCGAGAGCCGCATCCGTTAAGACAGGATTACGTAGCTTTCGCGCCAGCAGACGGAGAGATAGCCTGTGACATGTTCTTGCGTTTCGAGTTACAGCAGGCGATACAAGACACACAAGGTAACGTACTCAAGCCCAAGCCGAACTTATAGCACGAGCGTGCCGACATATCGCAGCCGTTCAGCCTCGCGGCGCAGGGTGAGTCCGCGCAGGACCCGTCCTCCGGATTTGTTCCACAGTAGGAATGAGTCCGCTGCGCCGGGGTAATCGAGGCGGGATGTCTTGCGGCTGACGCTGGAGGCTGCGAACGCGCCGATGCCGATGTTGTAGGACAGCGAGGTGCAGCCGATCAGTCTGCCAGGTGGTTCTCGGTGCAGTTGCGGGCAGCGCTTGAGCGTGGCCAGCATGAACTGCCCTACCCTTGCGCGCAGGATGCGATCGGCCTGTTCCTGCGTCCACACGTCGCCCTCCTTTACGCCGCGCGTCTCTCCCCAGCCGATGGTCCAGATTCCGGCCGGGCACTTGTAGGCGGTGAGGCGGCAGCCCTCGAACCGTTTTACCAGCTCGATGATCTGCTCCAGCGTCTCGATCACGATGCGCGCTTGTCGAACACGCGACCGACGAACCAGAACGCCAGAATACCGGCGAGGATGTCGCGGTCACTGGCGTCGTAGATTTTCAGGATCGCTTCCCATCCGCTGATGTCGGACTGGAGTGCCAACACAAACATAGCAACTTTGGCCAACCCGTACAGAATCAGGAAATAATAGGTCGTCAGGGGCCGCACCAAGAAATTTAATGCATCCACGGCCTTGATGCCGGTCTTCTGCATTTGCCCTTCCAGCGCCGACTTCTGCGCATCGAGCAGCTTCAGGACCTGATCGATATCACCCTGCGTGGTGATCTCATCCATGCGCGCCGCGGCGCGGGTCTTTTCGAGTTGGAATTGCTTTTCGAGCATCGCCAACTCGTGTGCGTTGTCTGTCTTTTTGTTCCATAACCCGATCAGCTCTGGCAGCGAGCGCATGATTCCGCCGCCGAGCAGCGATAATAAAGTGGTCAGCATGATTTTCTCCTATCAAAAATAACCCACCCGGCGACGCCGGGCAGTAACAGCAGCGGCGCGTGATGCAAAGTATGGTTAGAGTTGAGTCATTAGTGTGCCTTTACCCACGCCCACAGGGCTACTACGCTTACAGCGATAGGGGTCAACCATATGATGAAAGTTCGGAATCCCTTTGCCGCTTTGAATATCTCCACTAGCTCTGCGGTGTTCTTTGCAGTTTCAGTGGACACCCTAACATTTTCTGCCAGCGCGCGCTCAAATTTAGAGTGCTCCTTTAGGTGCGTGTTCACGACCTTCTCCACAGAATCAATGCGCTCATGCGCTCTACGATCTTCCATCACAGCACCCTAATAACGTAAAAACCAGGGACATAATCAAGCCACGACTTGATCGCATATTTTCCGCCAATCATATTTAACACATCCCGAATAGTCCATAGACATTTGCAGGGTATTGTGCCTCTAGGTTCTCCAACCAGACTATTGAGCATTCCAACCATATCAGCAGTTGCCGGAACACCTGTGTCTATGGCGATATGTGAGCCGCGAATTGCAAACGTGAGTGTAGATGTCTCAAACATTCCTGAACGCCTGCGGAAAGACCACACAGTAGAGTTTATGCAGACACATACGGACGGGACTGGAGCGCCAAACAATCCTTTTACCAAGTCAGGAATAGTATATGGCCGCTTAAGTAGAAGCGTTACGTTGCTCTGTGATATAGGGCTGTTTGGAATGTTGTATTTCCTTCGCACAAGGAACAGCAACCACACGACGAACATCAGCGCGAGTGGAACGGATAGATCAATGCGAGTGTCGCTGTACGACCACACCATAAACTTTGCTAAATCAGCCCATGCGCTAATAGCCCATAACACTAGCGCAGACCTTATTGATAAAGATGATGATCTGCACAAAAGGCTAACACCTGATACTAGCAATGCCGTGGTTAGGCACGACATACCTATCAGGAAAGTCCACTGGTCAGATACGAATGGAAGTGCCGCCCATTGAATCGCATAAAGCGAAAGAGCGGCCCATATCAGGTTCATTTACCTCGCCTCTTTGGAGTGTCGTTATCACGATACGGATTTCGGCTCGGCTTGTTACCTTTTGGGAGTGGAGATATTTTCATTTTACGTTCCTTTCAATAAATTCAACGCTGTTCAAAAATCCATCGACTATTTCAGGCATAGCGAGTCCGCATCCAGCCCAATACGCCAATCCGTCCTGGTCTGGCTCACGGCCCAGAATGTCCCGATACAAACTCTCTACTGTAGTGTGAGTGTTCAAAAACTCCGCACTCATCGCTATGTTTCGGCGCAGCTCAAGAACGGTCATTCCGGCGATCATGCACATCCGCCAGTAGTCCAGCCCGGACGGGTCTGGTTCGCGGTGCAGCATCTCGCGATAGGCTTGCGTCACGGGGTCAAACACCAGGTTCTCGCCGACCGTCTCGTAACCGGCGAAGCCCTTGACTACCCACAGGTCTATCACGTTGTTCATCGCTACACGTGCTGGGCAGCGGAAGTATCCACGGTCACACCACTCCACGCCCCAGCTATTCTCGATGATGAGGTCGTCGCCGTCGTAGCCTACGATCAGCATCTCATGCCCGCCTATTGATGGATTTGTGATGGGATGCACGAAGCTGTAAGTTTCATCCGGCTTGAGCGTGATAAGCCGCTGGCCGACAAACATGCCGATCAGCACAGGGTAGCCCTGCGCGATGGCGTACTTGATTTGCCCGATAGGGTTCATGTCGCGGAACGTGCGCGGCTCTGTGACCATGATGCGGGCATACTCGCCCAGCTTCTTCAAGCTCGCTTCCATGTACGCGGAATCATCTGGCTTGGTGTTCCACAAGGCCGGAACGTAGGGCCATGTTGATTCAAAACATAGCCCTTGATTTCGCGCGGAACGTAACGACTCGCGGGCGATTGAACCGATGTCGTCAGTGGCGAACTGTCCGCCGATGTTGTGGCGGCTGTTGTAGTAGTTGAACAGTCTGGACAGGTCGCCCGGTACGCCGTTGGCTTGCAGGAACATCTCGCAGGCGGACACCGTGGCGTTGGCCGTGCATGAGCCGATGTTCAGTTGGTTCTCGATTGTGCCGGCGTACTCGCGCAGATCGCGGCGAGGCGGAACGGTTGCGGTAGCGTCCCACTCGAAGACGTGATCGCGGGGGTCGAGTGGGTCTGGGGCGAGTGTCGTGGTGTAGTTCATGGCAGCGCCCATAGCCTTGAAATCTCCAGCCCCGATAGCGTCATCGCCTCTTTGATTTCGGCCAGAGTTACTTCTACCCGTGAGTTGTCGGCAAGTGTCCACGGTGTCGATGCGATGTTACTTTCCGTTCCCACCACATAAGCAGAAGTCATATTCTGCAACGCTGCCAAATTTCCATCGAACACCTTTCCGGTTGAGGTGGTCACGGTGATGGCATCGACTGCTGCGGCTCTGGCTTGCTTCGCGGCTTTGCGAGTAGCTGCAGCCTCCCTCTCCGGGGCTCCTGCTAAGTACGCCGCCTCGCGTGCGTCCCACTCCGCCTCTTCTTCCGGTGTGAATGGGATATTGCCTTCTGCTGTTGCGCGGTATCGTGTCATGGTCTATGCCTTTGCTATGCCGTAGAGTTTGAAAGTGCCTGTTATATTTCCGGTGCTTGCTAGGAATCTTACTCCGCTTAACACGCCCGTGTTGGCGAAAACCCCGGGTCCATTTATGTTACTGAACGCCCCGCCTGAGAACCCATAAAAGAATCCAATCTTTTCATTCGTAGTCGAATTAACAGAGAACACTTGCAGACGAATTGCACATGCTCCGGACGCGCTTGTTGCGAGCGTATTGTCAACAACGATAGCCGCAACATTGTTTCCGTTTGTACCTGAATAGGTATTCGCTGACGTTGATTGGTGCGCCATGTGATAAAAATAGGCACTTGTCTGGTACGTTCCGCCAACTTTATAAAGACATTGCAGCGTGGCAGCACCAGATGCGAATATGTCTGTACCGATAATCAGGTAGTCGTCATACGTCGCCCCAAACCCCGTCTCTACATCCACCGTTGCTGCCGCGCTGGCGGTCACGGTGGACAGGTAGATTAGCGCACCAGACGATCCTGCGACTACCGGAGTCCCGTCCGCCTTCCTCGGATGCACTGTAAAGACGGTCGTACTCTTCGCCCGAATCTCTACGTTATCGCCAATTGTTGCGGTGTAATTCGCATTACCGTCTACCTCGAATACCGCACCGTCGGTGAACACGTGCGCCGCGTTCATGTACAGCCAAATACTCGCACCGGCCTGAGGCGCTGCCGCCATGTCTGTAAATGTCACCGCACCGCCCGTCAGCGTGACGTAGTTGCCGCCCAGCCAAGGGTTCATCGTCGTGGCGTGCGCGGCCACCGAGGCGTTGGCTTCGATGATGGATTTGCCGGACATGGTTTGCGTGCCGGAAAGCGTGTTGTCCGCATTCCGCCGCGCCAGTTGCGAGGTCGTCGCGTCATCGTCCACCGTCAGCGTCTTGGGAGTCGTGCCAGCCGTGCCAGTCCATCCAACAGCCTGCGCCGTGAGTCCAAGCCCGTCCGTTCCGTCCGTTCCCGCCGCACCTGTCGCACCTGTCGCGCCACGTGCACCAACCCTACCAGCAATCGTCCAGTCTGCCTTTGCAGATGCCGTTCCGATCACGGTCGGAGTGAAGGTCAGCGTTGTTCCAACGTAACTCGTCACCGGGCCGTACATGGTGACGGTCGGATCGCTGTCAGATACCATCTCGACATACGTTCCAGCGTCAAAGCTCTTCCCAGCCTGAGTAGTTACGATCTTTTCGGCCAAAGATGGGGTGAGGTTAGTAGTCGAGGTTCCAGTTAGCGCCGTTGCAGCAGCCAATGCCACGGCTTCGCTTGCTGCCGCGTTGCTCTCAGACGTTGCGGCGTTACCGGCGGAGGTTGCTGCATTGCCTGCCTGCGCGGTAGCTGTTGCTGCATCTGTACCGGTCGAAACTACGTCTGCCGCCGTTGCAATAACATCTAGCGCGGTCTGGGCAGCATCCGCAGCAGTTGCAATTACGTCTAATCCAGTTTGCACACGATCTGCCGCAGTCGCCACTGCGTCTAGTCCGGTCTGCACAACATCAGCAGCAGTAGAAACTACATCCGCAGCGGTCGAAATTACGTCAAGTCCGGTCTGTACCCGGTCGGCAGCGGTCGCCACGGCATCCGCAGCGACATTCGCAGCCACTGTTTGATAAGCCACGCCAACTTCTAGGATAGACCAGTTGGAAACCGTCTGCGCCGGGGTATTGACAAGGGCGCGAACAGCAGTCCCTACTGCTACACCATTTAGCGGGCCTGCCGTTGCGGCAACATCAATAATCCACAAATCGCCAGTTAATATCGCACCAGCTACACCCGAACCCCCGCCGGTCGGATATGTATTTACCGATGCGTCGAAATTTCCTTTGTCCGCCCAGATAAACACATTCGGAGCATTCACATTATCAACCGGCCATCCGGTAACTTGGGTATCGTCAGATTGCAGAACGTTTACTTTGATGTACCCAGTAACCCAGATATTTGCCTCGCCTTTTGAGTCGAGAATAATCGGGTTAGTGTTGGCAACATTGCCAGTGCTTGTCGTGAATGTGCTTACCGGGGTAGTTGTTCCGGCGACGTAGGTGTAAACCTTCCCTCCGTCAGCAGGAGTGCCGTCGTTGTTCCAGAATCGATGCCTGAATTGAACTAATGATGCCATGCTGTTCTCACTTTCTTTATCGCTAATAAGTTTAGCAGGTTATGCGTATTCTTTCATTATGTTGCATCTTCAATCCAGCCAAACCATGAACCGACTACGGTTGTTGCTTTGTCTGTAACGAATGACATTGCTACGGTTGAACCTTCGTCAAAAACAAGCGGTGGACTAAAAGTAAGTCCGCCAGAACCATCTTGAAACCCAGCAGCACCTATGGGAAAAAATATACTGTCCGCCGTGTAATCGTGTCCGTCAAAGTGGCAACTTGCCATATAAATCTTTGTACCTGCTGCTGCCGCGCCACTGATTGACCCAGCATACATACTAGTAACCATCAGCCGCTTACCGGCTGGAACCATGCGCACACTAGACGAGCAGCGCACACCCCCCGCTACAATCTGCGAGTAAACTTGCCCTCCGTTCGATGCTGTTATTATTCCCGCCGCAGCTTTTCCTGATCCGTAAGTCCGCATGTGCATGCATTCAACGAATCGGATGTTTGTCGCCACAGAAAGAACAGGGGTCAGTCCATTTGTCGTAATTGTCTCAATTTGCCGAGCAAGGTTTGCGTCGAGATAGTGTAGGTCAAACGTGCGAATTCCTGTTCCGGCAGCAGCGTCATTTGCGGATGTGCTGACTACGGATATTTGTATTCCGGCCGCTGGCGGAAGCGCATATACCCCATCCGGCCAAAGAATGTTTGTTTCTGCTCCTACCGTAACTCGTTCTCCATATGCTCCATACGGCTCTGCGCCGGTAATGTGCCCACGCGCAACAGCAAGTTCATAATCACCAGGTACAAAACTCATACGATTCCCCAAGTTGTAGATGTCAAGCATTTGAAGGTGATCGACTCTCCCCTGCTTGTCATGGTCAAAGATGTTTCAGTCGCGCTAGTTATTGCTGGGAATGTATCCGCCCCAGCGCAAGCAACAATACAAGTTCCGGCCGTGGAAAATATCACAGTCCAGATTTTCCCAATCCGTTCGGTCGAGGCAGCAGGAAGAGTTATCGTTAACCCGTCGGTACCTACTACAACAGTTCCGTGAGTGTCATCTAATGCGGTACTGACAGAAACGCTCGTTACGGTGTGTTCTCTATCGAATTCAGAGATGACTACATTCGCACCAGCGCGCAGATTCTCGAACCATTTAAGCCACTGCCACGGCGCAACCGCACTCCCGTTTGATACGGGATAGTTTTCGCCTTTGGGAGATGGTGAGATTAGCATTATCTTTTCTTGAGCAAAAATTCACTTACCGACGATGGCAAAGTGCGCTTAATAATTATCAATAGCATCTTGTAACTAGCAAGAAATACTGCCATCACAATAGGCTTTAATACCATAGAGATTAAGGCTGTCATTGCGCTAAATATGGGGCCGTATATCCAGCAGGAGCGAGCAAAGCCCTTGCTGGCGTTTGGAATCGTTCTAGTTCTCCTGGCAATAACTCAGCTAGGGTATTCGGAACGTTAGCCTGCACCGCCTTTTCTACATTCGACCTTTGCGCGCCGCGCTGTACTGCGCCACGAATTATGTTTGCGCCAGCTTGTGCGAATGGAATCTTCGAACCTAATATTCCCATAAGTGCATTCTGTACCGGAACTCCGCTATTCGAAGTGCTTACAGCGGACTTTGCAGGAGGCGCATTCATAAACGAACCTACTCTGCTCAACTGCTTCAACTCTGCGATTTCTTGAGGCGTATAGAACGCTTTTAAGCGCTCTCCAAGAGAGTCAAGCCCTTTAGCGAATCCGGCGGGTCTAAATGCCGCATCCTCTGCCGTATTGATGCCATACGCGGCCCTGCGCAGATATTCTCCTATTTGCGCCTTAGCTTGTCTGTATGCTTCTTTATCAACTGAATTAAGCACTTTCGCCATGGACTGAACAGACTCAGGTCGCGCTGCTACGATATGGCGTAATACGAATTTATCAGCATCTAAATCGCCATGAGCTGCATCCTTTAGTGCAGGCAACATATCGTGCATCTTAAATCGCTGTGCAGCAGCTTTAACCGCTGGCGCAAATGCGCCACCTGATGCGTCTGTTTCAGTTACCGTTGTTTTTACTGCATTGCGCAACTGAGCAAGCGCAGCATTAACAGCTGGGTCGTTACTTTGATTTGCATTGATTACCTTCAATAGCCTGTCAGCCTCTTCAACAGTGAATAGCTTATTCTGTTTCCCTGTTATAAGACCCAAATCTTCGAAGTTATTGCGAACACCGCTTGGTATTTTGTCTCCAAAATCTCGAAGGACTGTTGCATAATCTTGCGCTAATCCTTGCAGCGGAAGTTCCAAATCTTTTCCGGCCGATTGTCTAGCTTGCTGATAAAGACTAGACACCTGTTTACTCATAGCTGTGTCTGCTGCCTCTAATGCGCCGCCAATCTGCGCGCCAGCCTGATACCTTTCGCCTGCTCCTGTAGCGAATTTACCGATGTTTGCGCGAAGTGCGTTTTCTTGCTCTGTCATTAGTGCAGATATAGGCTCCCCTACTCCTGCTACACCGCGCAGATTCTGTTCTGTTGCGTATTGTATAGGGTCTCTGGTAATCTGCCCTAGCGTCGGCTTAATTCCTGCGCTTTCAAATTCTCTAGCCCTCATTGCAGCTTTAACGTCAAGGTTCTTCCCTTGTTCCAACGATGCAGAAACTTGATTTCGTAATTGCTGCGCATAATCACTCGGCAAGTCTGCAATTGACTGACCAGAATCTCTTAGAGTGGAATTAATCGCCTCATCAATTTGTTCTGGAGTGGTTGCAACTCCACGCGAACCAAATTTGTTAGCCAGATATGTTCCAGCTGCGCTTGCTATCTTTTGACCAATTGCGCCAAGCCCTGCGCCTAGTACGCCTTGAAATGCGCGCTCAGGAATACCAGAAGCCCTATCTTCCCCGACAGGTTGAAGAGCCATATATCCACCACCAACTGCGGCAGCTTGTTTAGCCGTTGAAGGTGCTATTAGTGCCTTTGCTCCTGTTAGCCCTGCCCGAACCATACCAGCGCCGCCTAATGCTAAAGGAGCTATATTCCCAGCAATCGTAGCCGCTATAGGGGCTTGCTCTTCCATTTGCTGCCATGACTGAAGATTTGATCGTTCGTCAGGAGAAAGCCCGGCGATAAGTTCTTTCGCGCCGTAATATGTTTTCACCATTGGCGCGGCAAAACCTACCAAGCTTCTGTCAATAGTGTCAGCAGTATCCATCTGACTTCCAGGAGTAGCTTGAATTGACTGAATTTTCGGCTTTTGCGATTCAGCCAAGTAAGCATCTGGGTCGAATGTCACAGATTGTGATGTTGCAAGATATTCGTCAGGATCAAAGGCCATGATTACATCCCATGCAAAGAAAGTATTTTTGCTGCACGCGGATCATTCGGATTTGCTCTTGCCCATGCAATAGCCTCGGCATCGCGTCCGGCAGGTTGTTTAGGTTTTGCTATTTCTCTCTGCGTATTGATATAGTCCTGACCTTCTGTTCCTGCCAATTTACCAAGTCCGGCTATAGCACGTTCCCTGTTTTGTGCTTTCTGTGCTATTACTTCTTCACTATCTCCGGGCTGAGGGAAATATTGCTGAGTAGCATTCTCGAATTCATCCTGACCGATGACAGCACCAGACTCTAATCGCAGCACAGCGTTAACAAAATCACGCTGCGCTTGTGCAAGCTTCTGCTCTTGCGAGCCTGACATCATATTTGCCACTCGGCCAGCAATAGGAACGCTCTGCCAGTATTGCAATGTCTTTGCGCCGCCTGCCATCTCAGGGCTTATACCTCCAATAATGTCACTAGCCGCTGCTGCGCGACTGCCGAACAATGCAGATTTACCTTGAAACTCCGTTAATGGTTTATCTGCCTTAGGTAGAGACGATGCAGGTACTTTCCCATAAGCCTGAGATGCAGGGACATAAATAGGTTGACCATTAGGCCCTACAACTTGCACAGGTGTTTCAGGTGCGCGAGGCCTAATCTGCTGCGGAGTCTCAGTAGCTTTCAGAACTGCATTAGCAAGCGCACGTTTTCCTTCCGGAGAATCTAACGGAATACCGCTCGCAATAAGCAACCTCTCAATCTCTGTTTTTTGTTCTGGCTTTACCGGAGTCGTCCATCCTTCAACCTGCTGGAGAACCAACTTCCCTGACTTATCACGCAGCACTGCCTGCCCGGTAGTTTCATCGAATGCGATCTTTTCGGGGGCTTGGTCTTGCTGATACTTTTGCGCAGCAATGGCGAATTCTGGGCTTACTGCGGCCCGCTTCTGGTGATAAAGTTCGATAGGACTCTTGCCAGTCGCCGCAGCCTCTTCGTTCGCCTGTTTCCATAGTTGCATGCCTAGCTCTTTTTCTTGCTCGGCCTGCTGCAACTGTTTCAGCTTCATTTCCTGCTCTTGCTGCCCGATCTGGATATTCCGTCGAGCTGCGCGCTTTTCTTCCTGAAAGGCAGGGTCGAAAACTTGTCCGAGCTGCTGCCCGAAATTTGTATTGAGTCTATTCACGATTCCAGTATCAATCGGCATGATTAAGCCCTCGTTTGTTGAGGTGGATTAAACAAATTTGCAAGCGCATTACCGGCCCCGAGTATACCGCTTTGCCATGCATTCGCAGAACCAACCGTTCCAGCTGCCTGAGCGTTTCCGATGCCGGTCGTTAGATTCCCGAAATTCGCGGCATAGTTGGCCCCTTGGTTTGCCATCCCGGATGCGGCAGATTGTCCCGTCTCAGATAAAGAGCCAAGCTGGTTTAGTCGATTGCCATATTCGTTTGTAGCAAAGTTCTGGCCGTATTCATTAAGCGCCTTTCCTGTAGCTCCGCTGAACAATCCGCCTTTTGCAGCAGCGGAGCGATCGATCGTCTTTTGTCCCTCTCCGAGCCTGAACTGATATCCGGGGGAATCCATGAGCGCTTGCAGTTGATTTGTAGACGATCCGGTAGTCCCTCCGGGCAATCCCATTAGGTCGAGTTGCGCGCCTAACGCATTCCTTCCAGCCGTCATCCATGGTTGCTGATTGGCTTGTCCAGTGTCGAACTGCCGACGAAGTTCGGCAAGAGAATTCGCGCCAGATTGCGCTTGCTGATCTGCGGCATATTGGGCCGCTGCTGCCGCTTCAGACCCGCCATACAGCGATGCCGCCCCAGAAAGCAGGGAGCCGAGCGTATTCGGTGTTAGCCAACTTCCCCAATCGAAAGACGAATTAGGAGTTACTACTGGAGGAGTTGTCCCGCTTGGTAACGTGGTTCCTGTCGGTGTCGGCGTGCCGGTCGGCGTAGGAGTCCCGGGCGGAGTTGTTACGTTTGGAGTCGTTACTCCGTTCGGTATGGTGGGTACGTTCGGAAGTGTAAATGGAGTAAGTCCGCCACCTACTGTGGCTGTAGTTCCCACTACGTTGCCAGTTATAGGATCAAACATCGGCATTGAACCATTAATTAGCGTAGAACCGGCCGCATTTGCTGTCCCAACCCAGTTTGCCAAATCGCCACCAGCATGAAGTGCCATATCAGTTATTGCACTAGTTCCGCCTAAACCGGCATTTATTGCGGTCTGTGTTAGCCCGGTTCCTGTTCCGCCTGCGATACCACCGAGTCCCCCTGTTGCTGTAGGCAAGCCAGTCACAGGGTCAAGCAGTGTAAATGGCTGCGTTGCTGCCGAGCCCGCGCCAGCGGGTGAATTAATTCCCGTGCCGGCAGTATAAACAAGTGCCGCATCAACCAGCATCGGCGCAATCTCGCGCATGAAAGCCTCGCCGAACGAGGTTCGTCCATACTTTGCTGTTAAGTCGGCATGAATCTGTGCTGTTGCTGGGTCAGATTGAATCTGCCGTTCCATTGCATCTAGAGCCGCTTGCCCGCCAGCTTGGTTGAATCGCTGCGCACCGATCTGCGCACCGAGTCGGCTAGTATCATTCTCGGCAGCAGATTTCTTTGCAGCAAGGTCGGCAAAATCGGTAAATAGTTTTTGCGTTTCAATCGGTAACTGAGCAAGCGCGGCAGCTTGATCGCCACCCCCTGCACCAGACGCATAAGTTCGCTGTTTCTGGGATTGAATCTGGTCTGGGGTCATCGCCAAGTTAGACAGGGTATTTGCCGCCGGAGACGTAGCCGAAGCTTGCCCAACCAAGCGCCCATCTTGATATATGTTGCCTGTATTGGGGTCTACAAAATGGCCCATTGGAATAAGCGATCCACCAGCCAATCCAGACAGGGTATTTGTTGCAGGAGATGATGACGAAGTAACAGTAGGAGCGACTGCGGTATTAGTAACCGCTTGACGCGCAGCCAGTTCAGGTGCAGCCGCCTGCTGGAACATGGCAATTTCTGACGGGTCAATCTCTGCCCCGAACATCTGCGTCCAAGCGTCAATTACTGCCTGACTTTCAGGGGCGCGGCCTAGATACGTTTGATACAATTCTGCTACTGTTGGCATGTCTAAACTCCTTTATTCTACGTCAACGCCTGTAAGCACTATCTTTACAGGATCAGTTCCAGACAATTCCCATATTCTTCCGCAAGTATCAGAGTTTTTATTCATCCCCAATCTGCGCCATTCGCAATGAATCCCGTAATTGCCAATCTGACCAAGTGACCGCCATACTTCATTGCTCCACGTTTTCCCTCGATCATCCGACCATCTAAGCATCACCTGCGGATCGGAACCTTGCCCAGACGAAAGGCCGACCCCCATCTCTCCGTTAAGGGTTAATCTTGAGTATCGTCTGTATGCTTTGCTTGTCTTATCCTGCCATGATCTGAGCCACTTTCTAGGCTCAGTTCCGTTCGAATACTTGTCCAGAGACATCGAATAAATCCGACCCTCTGAGTAGTCGCAAACTAGATGCTTTCCGGCAAAGAAAGCGTATTCCTGCGCCTCCCATCTTGTGTATTCACCATCAACAAAATTCGATGCCTGATGCCACAAGTTAGTTACGAAGTTGTAAACCCACGTTTGCTGCCCTGTCGGGAAGGTTATGACGTAAAAATAATTTCCTTCCATCTGGAAAGTGAATGCAATCGCATCAGAAATATCCGTCATTTTCTGAATGTGATAATTTACCTCGTGCGTCGATATTGGCTCTGCCGTGTATCCGTTTAGTCGGTAAACGATCCCGCTTCCTGATTCGTCTTTTCCCAGCCAGCACACTACACCGCGAACCTTCGCGATTGAATATGTAGCCGCACAGCCAACATCGAACGTCCCTGACTGATTCCTTGCAAGCGGGAAAGTCGCATTACCAGAGTTGTAAAATACCTCTCCGGAGGTCTCCCCGAATACGATCAATTCGCGATGCGTAACAATCGTTCCGACGTTGAAATCCGGGTCTCCTTCTGCGCTAGAGAATTCCAGCGCATCCCACGTTGAACCCGCATAAAGACCGGAGATATAGAATTTCTGTGTCAGCGGGTCGTAGCAGATAAAATATCCATCCAGAAACGAAACCGTTTTAGTCCCATTCGGGAAAGCAGGAGCTGCTATCTGAACCAGCGCATTCGTCGCAAACGTGAAAATCCATCCATCAGTTCCGTTCACGATAATCAGTTCAAAACCGTTATCCGTCATCCTCGATACGGTTGCTGATGTAATCGATCCTCGGCTAGTCAGACTCAAAATACCTAACGTGTTGATAACCTCGTAAAGAACAGCCCCCACGACAGTGAAGCATCGCCCATTTGCAGCGGTGTAAATACCTGATGCTATCTGAGCCGGGAACAGTTCTGGTGTAAGCCCAACCCAGCCATAAAATGCGCTTACCCCGCCTTGCGATTTCATCAGGAATAGATTTATCAGGCGATTGGCCGCTACTGCGCTCGATCTGCCTGAATCACTACCGCCGAGGAATGGAGATTTCACTTCGCGCCCTTATTAGCGAGCGCGTCTGGCGCGCAGTGTGCCAAATACGCCAACAGTGCCGGCGGAAAAAACATCACCAGCGACAAGATGAATAGTTGCATTCGCGGCGAGACTCACACGCACCGGGCCGACGATGGTTACGTAGTTTCCGGTTACGGTAGTTCCGAATGTCGCATTCTGCGTAACCGACGAATCAGCCGATACCCCAGACCCGCCAGCTTGTGCCGGGAAAGTGTCGGCAGTCGGAGAAATCGCTGCGCCGTAAGCCGTTGCAGTTGTTCCAGTCAGCACGCGATTGATTACACCGGACACTTCCCAGTCGCCGGGAGTCAATGCCAATGTGGTAACGTCAACCGGGGTCGCGGTCGTTTCAGCTACCGCATCACCGATTGCGACGGTAGAGGTCTTTACCTCACCGATGATGCCTGCGGCGGCGTTGTCATTGGTCGTTGTTCCTTCAACAAGGTTGGATGCAACTTGTGGAAATACATTTGGGAATGCCATGATTAGCTCACCAAGTAAATGTCGTTAGCGGCTCCCGTGAGCCGGATATGGGATATTGGTGCGTTGACTACCAGAATCTGCATCGTCGCAGATTGAACATCTACAGCAGGAGTAAAGTATTCAACTCCGTTATCAGTGGACAGTTCAATCAACCGACCGGCATCACTAGATTTCAGTGTGATACTTCCTGGAATCTGCATGTCTTTTGGAACAGGGATTACCAGCGGATCAGTTGATACAAGTGCCGATTTGATTACCGGCATGGTTTGGTTTTGTGCCATCGTGCTTCCTTTCGTTTAGACGGTGTAAGCGTTATTTCGGTAGCCCCCAACTCCGGTCGGCATGCCTAGGACTCCAACCTTGAGATTGGCGCGTTTCCACGTTCTAAGGGAGTTATTCGCTTTAACTCTGATCCTGCTATATTCAGGTTCTTGTACGCCGAAAATATCCATCAACTCCGCAGCGAGACAATCTACTAGAACCTTTTGCATCCCCATCGGTAAAGTAAGAGTGCTTGTAAGTGTCATAGAAGCAAACCCATTAACCGGAGTTTCCCTAACCAACAAATGCAATTCCGCTCCATTAGATGCAGGCCACAAATACAGAGTCCCGATATTTGTATTCGATTGGAGATAAAAACACTTCGATGGATATCCTTCTGTCGTCTTCACCGATTGTCCGCTGTATTCTTCAAAAGATGGAGCGAACCCAATCAGGAAGTCAGTGCCTCCAAACCTACAGAACGAACCTTCTTCGATGCGTTGCGGCATAGGAGCTGTGATCTGCGCGCCTGCAAGGATAGTTCCTGTAGCCGGCGTAGTAAGCCCAGCAGTGGACTCAAAAGTAAACGCCGTATCAGAGGTAACGGTTATTGTTTGCAGCCCGTTGTAACCTGACTCAACAGCTCCAGAAATAACTATCTTGCTTCCTGTTGAGAACCCATGCGAAGTGGTGAACGTAACAGTTACCGTCGTCCCTGTTTGCGTCATAGTCAAAACAGCGTGACTAGAACCAATCGTTACGAATTGATCTCCGACTGATGGAGTATAGACGTACTCTCTAAGCCCTACGGTATCTTGTGGGCTTAGTTGGAAGTAATCCAGAAGGTTAATAAACGCAGTAAGCCCTGCATTCATGTCTTCTGAGGGCGGAGATGTGCCGCCGGAGTCAATGCTCAGAGTCTGCTGTAACGCTTGGATGATGATTGATTGCGCGGTTGCCATTAGCAAGCCTCCTTAATGCTGCGCCCTTGTTAGAAGGCGCAGGTTAAACAGGCTTACTTGTATAGTTGGACTATACAACCCACCGCAGTAGTGAAAGTGCTAGGCGGCGTCAGCGCAGGCAACGTGCCAAACACGCCGACAGTTGCCGAAGTACAATTGCTTGCACCGTTAGCAGCCAACAAGTGACGCAGTGTCGCAGTAGTACCATTCGACTGTACGCCGATAAAGTAACGGCCCGGAGCAAGCAAGACAGGCGCGGTGAAGGCGATATTCTGGAACGCAGACGCACCAGCGGACAGAGTGCCAGCCAGAGCCGAGTTGGCAATCAGCGCACCATCTGAGCCATACAGCGCAACGATCAGATTGTCAGTGCCGACAGTCGTACCATTCAGCACACCGGCACCAGTCCAAGTCTGCCAGAACGGGACATAGATTTCTGTCAGGTTGATCGTGCCAGCTACAGGAGCCGTGCCGTTGGTTTCAAAGCCGGTAAGTGCGACAGCACCCATCGAGATACATGGCAGGGTAGTCGGGCCTTGGTTGTAGGTATGCGCACCTTGACCAGTGGTTTTGGCAATAGCTTCATTGCCGCCCATTGTGACAACTTGCAACGCGCCGCCAGGGAGTGCGGTTTCGGTAGTGGTCGGGCCGGCAGTTGCCACGCCAGCACTAACCAGCGATGTTTCGGTTGCATCAGGCAGAATAATTTTTGCGCCTGTAGCAAAGTTTCCGTACGGGGAATTGAGGGTAACGCTCATGATATATTTCCTTTCGAGTGAGTTTCACCCGCCGATTAGACGGGGTATTTATTGCTTAGACGTTGTGAATCCGGACCCCTAGTTCCGGATACATCGCCGCGTATCCGTACAGCACATCGAGGCGGGTAAATGGCACGTCGTTCATGAAGTCGTAAGCGGTCGTAACCTTCACGCTGAAACCGTCTGCCGTTTCCTGCGCAACGTCCAGCACGCCCTTGTTACCGTAAGGCATGGCGAACGGTACGCACGCCAAGCTGATTGCTTCCTTGTGGAAAGCATAGCTCGCGCCATAGGCAGTAGAGGCCGCACCCTGAATAACGAACGGCTGGCCGGTAGTCGGCGAGCCTGTCACGTTCTGGAATGCGCCTGACGTTACCAGTGCTGGGCTGATCGGAAGGCTGGTAGAACCCTGTGCAACGTCCGCAGTGATGATAACGCTCATCAGCTGGCCGGTAGACTGGCGGGATTGCGGGTTGACCGAATACACACCCGGCAACGTGATGATTGTTCCCTTGGTGATCGTGCCAGCGCCGGTCGCTGCTACTGTCAATGTTGCGCCGGTCTGGCCCGCGCCGTTGATGTTGGATGCAGTACCTGCGCCGTTGGTATGACCGACAGCGTTCTGATCCATCGCTACGATGTATCCCAGCGAGTCAACCATCATGCCGCGACCGTACTGCTTATCCAACTTTTCTTGATTGTTGAACAAACCAGCAAGACCGGAAACAGATGCGCCGTTCATCGTCGGATTCAGGATGATCGCACGCCGTCCGTCACGAGGAGCGGCGGCGTAATCGAGTTTCGTCCCGGAATCGGTAAAGATGTTCATCGCGCCGATTGAAGTCGTCGGGATAGCGCCGGCAGCATTAACGACCTGATGGAACGAATCGTGCGCCAACTGCAAGCCACGGCGATCCATTTCGTTAACCACCGTCATAGTGGCAGCATATACCGACTCTTCGAAGGATTTCTTGGAGATCGACAGGCTGCGCTGCGCGATGGTGAACGACAGGTCAGCGCCGCCCTGATTCACGGTCAGCGGGACGGTCGAATGGATGGTTGCTTGTGGATTTGCAGCAGCACCGTCACGATACACATAGCGCGGCGGTTTGCGCTTGTTGAAGGTCGTGCCGGGAGCGTAGCCTTGCGCAAAGGTGGACTTAAATTCATCCTCCAGCGAGCGGTCTACGTTGGCAGCGAAAGAGCACATGTTCTTAAGAACCATGAGCGCCTCTTTCGCTACCATCGAGTTTGTTGCCAAGATGTTGTTAGACATGCTTTATTTCCTTTCTTGATATTGATTAACGGTACGCCCAGAGCGGTTTATCCTTGAGCCTTGCTTTCTCGTATTCAGAGGCATTGGCTGTTTCAAGATTTACGCTACCCGGTACGCGGCCCTTGCCGACTAACTCGGCTGGCTTCGGTGCTTGCGACACCTTTGGTATTGGTGCGGGGGATGTCAGCTTCTTTTCCAGACGTTCAATCGCCTTAATCTGCTGCACGATTGTCATGCCTGCGATTGCGGCGGATTCGTCAGTATGCGTTCCGAGGTAGTAGGCAATGTCCTCGCTGATTTCGCTGTCGCCAATAGCATCACGCATAGCGACGGTTACTTGCAGCTTCGGATTCGTCCTTACAACTTCATCGAAATCGTCATACTTTTCGTCTCCCTTACTCAGTTTTTCAGCGATGGTCGCTTCATGGCTGGCCTGAGCCGTTTGCTGTTTGCGTTGCTGCGATTGCTCTTGCAAGCTTTGCAGTTTTGCATTCAACTTAGCTTCAACCTTCCAATCGGTTACGGCCTCGATGTAATCTTCGTAAGTCTGGAAATTCTCTGGCTTCGGCTCACCGCTTGCTTCCTGAACGGGTTGGGCGACTTGTGGTTGTGGTTGAGCTTGCTGCTTACGCAGATACTCATTTTCAACTTCAAGCCGTGCTTGTCGTTCAAGTTTGCGATGTTCTTTGGCTAATCGTTTCTGCAAAATATCGTCCAGCTCAGATTGAGTGAACGTCTTCTCTACAGGTTTCGATTCCGGCGATTTTTCGTCCGCTGTTGATGCCGTGTCATCAGCTGGAGACGCTGCGCTTTCTGGTGTTTCTGCGGGGGCAGCTTCCGCGTTTACAACTTCCTCGCTAGGAGTATGGTCAACTACAGGCGAATCATTGACTTGTTCAGTCATGGTAAAGCTCCTTCGGCCTTTCGGCACTGTGGGAATGCGACATCATCACGACGTTGCGTTCTAACCCGTACAAGCGGTACGGTGCGCGTACACTACTACTACAGAAACCCTATGTCAACAACAATGTGAATGCTTACTTACAGTGATGTTAGTGAGTGCTAGCGCACATTATAAAATAGCTATTTCAAGCCCTTAATTATATCAATTAAGGTATTTACATCTCCGCCATATCTGAATTCATAGTCCGCGCCTTCATATGAAGAAGGCAAATCATGATCTGACATTCGCACCTTGTCACCATTTGGCAACGTGGCGTACTTTGATTTGCTTTGCGTGGAGCTTGCAAAATTGACATCGCCGAATTCGTCGATTAGATTCTTGGCAACTTTCTTTGCCTCGCCAGTCCATGTATTCGGGATGGATGCGTATTTCTGTTGTCCGTCCATCGCGCCAGTGCTTTTTTGCACTCGCGACATTGCCATATTCATCAGCTCTTGCGGATCATCTCCGATTGCACTAAATGGCTTCCCGCCTCCGAACATTGGGCTGTAGTCGGCTTGGAACTTTCCGCCCGGAAGCGTGCGCATCGTAAGATCGTTAGTTACGGCCACAACGGCAGGGTTTGGCCGTCTTTCGACTCCGCTAATTTCAGGGAATGCACCGCCCAGTTCTTTAGGAGGATTGTATTTTCCAAATTTGACCGGAACACTCATAGCCGTGCCGTCGCCACCCTTGCGCACGATCAAGCTATTCAACGGAACCCCTGTGGCCTTCTCGAAATACTCCGGTTCGTATGGATACTGCGCCAGTCTTTGTTCTGGTGTTAGGTTCATGCGGGATTGAGTTAGGCGAGATTCGGCTTCTCCGGCTAGGCGTTGGTATGCTTCATGCGGGTCTGTTTTCTCGATGATATAGTTTTTTGCATATTGCAAGTCTTTATCCGGTCTATTCTCGAAGTTTTTAGCTATTGCAATATGATTTTGTGTCACCCATCGCGGGGGATTTTTCATTAACTCATCAACAGATTTACCATTATCTTTTGCCATTTTCAGTATCTGCTCTGCATGCGCCATATCATCGTATGAATGCAAACCTTCCAATGACGAAGAAGATGATTTAAACATCTCAGGACTCCCGCCCCTAGCAAACCCCTCGCGCTGCTGGATGGCGTGCTGGAGTTCGTGTAGAACGGTTGACTTAACCGAACTGTCTGCACTGGGCCATAATGCACCGGCCTTCATTTCGTCACGCGCTTTTCTGGCGTCAATCATTGCCGATCTTGTGTCTTGTACGGCAATGTCTCGCGGGATTCCTTCCGCTGTTGATTCGTCGATCAAGTCTCGCCAATAAAGCCCATACGGTTCTTCTTTTTTGAAAAACCTACCCGCAGTTTCTGCCTCGTTCGCAAATCGTGCATCACGATCAAGCCCAAGCTGCATATATTCACCAAGTCCTATATCTGATCTAGGAGCGTGGTATTCGCCCCTTGTAAACCCGATATTCTTGTTATTGACTATATCCATGCCTGGAATTGATGGGTATGCGTCATATAGCCCATCATGGGCCATTGCATCGCCAAGTTTTGCCTGAGTGGCACTTAAATCTGCCTCATACGGACGATTCCATTTTGTCGGAACAAATCTCGCGGAATCATCCGGTATCTCAAACCTCGGCATCTTGTCCGGCGTGTCCAGCGCCCAGCCGGTTTGTGCCCAAATATCCGCATCCGGCACACCCTGCGCGGCGAGCTGCTTTGCTTCGTCCAGCTTCGCCATATCCGCCGTCTTCGCGTTTACCCCGGCGAATATCCCGCGCTCTTTGCGCATCAGGTTAGCCAGTGCATTCAGTTTCGCCCCTTGGCTTGCCTTCGATGCGATTGCCGTTCCACCTAGCGCCGCTGCAAGCGGTGCAGCGAACATCTTCGCGCCCATTGCCAGCTTGGAGGGTATGCCCGTGCCGATGAAGTCAGTTGCATTGATTGGGATGCCGCCAATTTCAGCAATGTCCAGCCCACCAGCCAGCGGCTTCTCGCCATAGGCTACATCTGGAGACATACGCCCCATGCCGACATTAATCGCCGTGTCAATATCTTCCTGACTAGGCGGATTAAGCGCGGATTCATAGGCGCGCAATCGCTCATCCGCGCTCATGCGGTGCGACATTTCCCTTGCTAGCTTTGCTCGCCTATCTTCCGCCATAACTATGCAGCTTGCCGAATGTAGCTGATTACCACTGTCCCGTTCAGAACTCCATCTGCATCAGTATTCGCGCCCCAGCCGTCGGCCATATTGACATATATGGTATGCGCGCCGCCAGTTGTGATTTCAAGTGGGACATTTGCAGTAGGCGCAGTGCCTTTCACCGTAGCAGTACCATTCGTATCAGCAGCCACTTGACCGGTGATAATGTCCTCGAATGTAGCCGTTCCACTCAAAACAGCAACTGCGCCGGAAGCAATCACAGTTCCGAGGCCGATTTCAGGCGTATCATTTGTGATGGTAACGCCACTTAGACCGACAGACATATATGCATCGCGGATAAGGCACGCGCCAGCAGGCAACGTGAAAATCAGCGCACCTACGCCCAAATTCTCACTCACTCCAACAGTTAGCGGTAAATTGGTAATCGTCAGCACGGCGGTTACATTAACGCCGTCTCCGTAATGTACTGCCGTTACTCCGGCCTCTGCCGTCCCGTTCGATATCGTACTTTTGACGATGGTAAACGTGCCAGAATTAGGAGTTGTTGCGCCAATAGCGCCAGGTGCTGCAAAAGTCGCTCCACCAATAGCCGAAGCGTTCAGGTTTGTGACTTGTGTAGTTGAAGCAATTACCATAGGAGGCGTGCCAGTTGTTACCGTGGACGTGATTTGTCCAGAAGCACCCAGTGTAGTAACACTTGCAGCCGCTGGCGTAGTTGCGCCCAATGTGCCGTTAAACGCATTTGCTCCGGTCATTGTCTTTGCCCCGGTGATGGTTTGCGTTGTGTTGGTAGTTACTTGGTTTGCATCGCTACCCAACAGACTTTCAGTACCTGCATCGTCTTTGTAGTAAAGCTGTTTGTCCGATTTCGCATACAGCGCCACGTTGCCGCCTTGCGGGGTTGGTTGTGCGGCTACTTCAGGAATCAAAAACGTAGAATCATGTGCCATTTTGTTTCTCCTTTATTCTTCAGTTGAGTTGCTTGCTTCGCCTTCGCCAATCATGGTATTGGCCTCGATCATCATTCCATGCGCGTGTTCCATCATCGCCGGAGCTGTGCGGATATGCTCTTGCTGCACCTCTGAGCGGCTTTGCATCTCTGCTATTGCCATCTTTGTCTCCGCGTCAAGCCTAGCTTTCCATCGCTCTGTTTCAGCCTGCAATTCTGCCTTGTATTGCTCAAAAGCTAGTTTCTGCGTTTCGTCATGTTCTTCACTTGCTACCGACTCTTGCATGCTTTGCTGCGCCATAGCGACTCTGGCTTCGTACTCCATTTTCGCTCGTTCAGTCTCTGCCTTGAATCTGTCAATCTGGAGTTTCGCTTGGTCAATCTGCAATCTAGCCTGCGCTACTTGAGCTTCTGCCTGTGCCTTTTGCGCTTCCAATGCTGCGCGCTGTTGCTCTGTCTGGCTCTTCTGCAATTCACCCTGCATTTGCTGGATAACCTGATCCTGTTGCTGGATGTGCTGCTGCGCTTGTTGGATTGCCTGCTGAACTTGCGGCGGAATCTGCGGCTGTCCTTTTTCGTCTTTCATTCCGGGTGGTAGCGATTTCTCAAAACGCTTTGCAAACTGATCTGCAAGCGGGAAGTCCAGCGAGCGGAATACCAAGTCGCCGGCCAGTTGCATAACTTGCGGATTACGTGCAGCGATCTCGGTCACGTTTGCAGCTGTTTCCTGCCGCTGCGTCATGTAGCTAGGGCCGGTGTCGATAGTTACGTCATAGCGCCCGATAGTCGGGTTGAATATGCGTGTTACATCCTCTTCAGTCAGCCCGTCTACTTCCTGATGGGCCACTTGTGCAGATGGGTCTAGCACCGCGCTGCTTTCCTTCCCGTCAATCCCTAATACTCGCATCACCCGCTTGGTATCCATCACCCTTCCGCCGGTTATCAGGTCAACCAGAATCTGAGCCTCATACTTCAAAGCACGGGCGAAATTATCCGGGAAGTGGAACGTAGCGACCTCAGATTGCGATTTAAGCCGCTGAATACCGATTCCGCTGGAAGCCTCGGACTTGATCCCCATTGATGCGTTATGCTGGCCTGACGCACCGCGCATTTGCTCGGTAGCAACTTGCAGCATCTGGATTTGAGCGGTCGCAAGCTGCGTGCCTTGCTGGCGTTGCGGTTGCGGTATCTGGTTTCCAGCTTCATCAACGTGGTTATAAGGAAGATACGAACGGTTCTCGATATTGGCAGAGTCCCATATATCCTCATGGCCTTCAATCGCCGCTGCCGGGGCCATGTACGGGATTTTGTTCTGCAATGCGATAGATTCAATCGCGGCGGAAAATGTGTAGTTCACCATCCGCGCAGAGTCTTTAATTGGGCGAACTAACCCGAATCTAACCAACTCGCCGTCTACTATTAGCTCTTTCCCTACCACCGTCACGATAGGCAGCATAGAACCCGGCCAATCGGTCACATCTACCGGCTCAGACTCCCCGCCGATCAGCTTGCAAATTTTCCACTCTCTGCGCTTGGTCGGGCGAGTTTCAAGTAACTTTGCGGCAACCATTTCATCCAGTTGCGCCAATATCTCCGGCGGGATTTTGCTCTTAAGTTCCGCGTCCCCTGTAGGTAGCTGATATAGGATGTCATCTACATATTCGCAATAGTAATAGTCGGCGATTCTCACCGATTCCTTTTTAACCCATCCATGCGGGTCTTCGTCCCATGATGCAATGTCCACATCTGGATATTTTCGCTCCACGAATTCCCGCGATACATCCTCAAACACAAAACACCAATCCGCATCAGAACGGTCGATATTCTTTGTGAATGGGTCAATGTAGACCATTGCCGGGTCGGGTATCTGGGTGATCTTGATGATCTGGTTGAAACTCTTGTCTGATTCGTAGCAGGTACTAACCGCCCAATAACCCTCACCACCGACGATAGCATGCTCTGCGGCCAAATCATGCGCGTCGTCGGCGCTGCTGTAGTTATGGATATTGCGAATCAGACCTTCCAGAATCTCGGCGGTCTTTTTGTCCGAATGATCGTCAACAGGGCGCACTTTTGCGGCGGGTCGGTTTTGCCTAATTGAGTTGATTACCTGGTTGCAATGTTGTGCCACCAAATTTATCGTGAGGCACGGCTTGCGGTCTATCTCGGCGCGATTACGCCTGATACCCTCATCCCATTGCCAGCCGTTTTCCGAGTCTCCGAGGTAAAACTTCGTATCCTCTTGAGCGGATGCGCGCAGTTTCGAATATGCGTCCTTCGCGAGTTCGTACCGCTTTTTCGCCTCGGTCACGATGTCCGTGCGGTCTTCGGCTTTCGACTCTTTAGGCTCTTCTGCCTCGTTCTCATAATCCATAATCACCTCTTGCCATCATCTCGACGGGGGGAATGTTCGGCTATCGTGGTTATTTACTTCGCTGCCGATTGCGAAGATGTGGAGGACAGCAAAGCGCAAACAGTTTTTACGAATCGAAACGCTTTGCTGATTATCTTCGCCGGCTTGACCACGCGCAACCACCGAACCAGATAATTATGAGTTACATTCGATTCAACCTTGCGGAGTTACTTTTCTAGCCATAATCATTTTAGGCTCTTGCTGGATAAGCTCGAATCCAAACTTCTGATACCACGCCGCGAGCTTTTCATCATCCGGCAACAATATCATAACTTTACCACACTTGTCGGCCTCTTCGCATACCTGTTTCAGCAGCTTGGTTGCCATGCCTTTGCCGCGCATTCCTGGCTCAGTGTGCAAGCTGTGAACCTCGCGGATCGTGACGCGCATTTCTACGGGCAATGCTGTTGTGTAGCCAACTTTGCAGGTTGCGCCTTCGTGGGTGCGCTTTCCTAGCATATTTAGATTGGTCACTTCGCCCTCTTCGTGTACTTGCGCTTAGTCGCCGGCTTTGCTGGCTTCGTCGCCGCTGGCGGCACAATATCCGGCTGGTGCTCTGGATTTAACTCATCAAACGAAACATTTGCACCGCTTCGGTGATATTCAGCCAGCATAATCCCGCTTGTCTCGCTGGACTCTTGCGCGATTGGCTGCTGCTCTTCAATCTCCGAACCATACCCGCACATCATCGCCCCGATGCCGAACTGCTCTGGCCCTACTCCGAATCGTCCGCTCATTTTGCATCCCTTTTAATTCTAGTCAACTTGAAAGAACATCCCGCAAAAAATGATTGTCCCCACTCGTCAAACCAGAAACAATTAGAGATGTCGCCCTCTCTCGGGTCTCCATTCATGTACCTTTTAATTCCTAGCCACGACCTCATTGTAATGAATTTACTAACTCCATTTACCGTCGCCTCGGCTCTAAATTCGCCTTCTTTAATTATTTCAAACTCATACCCTGTAAGTCTTTCGTCTCCTGATGCAAAAACGGCGCACCTTACCTGTCCGATTTTCAGCTTTAATTTGCCAGTTTTGTGAACCGCACTCTTGCGGAACTTTATGTATTCATCCATCGTCGCTAATTCATCCATCCCAGCCCCCCAGAGTTTCCACCTGTTAATATGCGCTTCGTCTTGGCTTCTGTTTTGGCCTTCACCAGCGGCCCAGAATCTGCGTATGCAATCATAACCGAATCGGCTAGGTTTGGGGATTTAGTGTTGTCCGGCGCTTTGTCGATGATAATTTTGCCCGCCGTATTGATCGAGTATGTCGGCTGCGACAGTTCGGCAGTTAGTTTGTTCAGACTCTCAAGTTTGCTTGAAATTGAAATGATGTTGTCCGGGTCTTCCGGCATCACGCCTTCGACCACCGCTCGATAGGTATTCTGGAACCTGATACGCAACGCCCACCATGCCTGTGCCTTGGCATTGGCAAAGAAATCTTTATTTTTGCGCCCCTTGACCATCATGGCATCGGGCTTCAATACCGCACCAGAGCCACGGAATGCCGATACCTCTAGCTGCGCTTGCTTGTTCTCGTCCCTGCGCGCATTGATTATCCTGGCATCGCCCCTCACTCCGGCCCCTAAACCGTCAGCATCGTAGGAAAATGCTAAATACCCGCCATCGTCGCACAGCATAAAAGCCTTCTCGACTGTTCCGAATATGTCCGACCCTACGCCCTTCCAGCTTTCTACGGTCTCAAGCAATACGCCATGACGACCAGCAAAGGCATTCGCATCCTTGCCCTCATCAGCTACGTCTAACGCGCCTTTACGCACCCCTGACGGGACTATATCCAGCTTTTCGTCGGCATCAATGGCAGCCTGCACCCACTCGGACGGAATCAGCACGCCCTCAACCGATGCGGAGTAGTCGATATCGATCTCTTGGGCCAGTGTTATCGGGTCTAGCTCGTTCTTTTTCTTCTGATACCACGCCCCATCCTTGCGAGGATCATCGCGCCAGTGCATCGTGAAGACGGATATTTTCCCGCCGAACCGCTTGATAGCGAACGGGTTAGCCATGCCGTTTGCGCTGGATATGTCGATACGGCAGTTGGTTGTAGCTGACAGGGAAGCGTCCACAAGCTGCGGCCTCTCGATATGCGCGGCTTCGTCAACGAAGTAAAAGCTGGTGCGGTCGCCGCGACCAATGTTGTCGCCAGCCTCGCCGGTCATCGCCGATCCAGTTCCGTTAAACGAAATCCTCATGTGCGCGTCCGACCATGATCCGGTAAACTCGTTCGGCAATAATCGCAGAAACTCGCGAGCCTTCCAGAATAGGCTTTTCGGGTCTCCGATCTTGTCCACGTAGTCTTCCTTGCGCGAACCAAACCCGGCGACGATGCCATCATTGAACATGCACACCGTTGCGGCAGTACACACAGCAAGCCACGACAATCCCATGTCGCGGGATTTATCCGTTAGCCCAGGCTCCCGATTCTTCCACCTGGCAACGAACCAATCCACCCACTCAACTTGCTTATCGAACAAGATAAACGGGATTACCGAAGGCTGTCCGATCTCAGGGCCGCGTGGGTCAACGGTGCAAGCCCAATCCGTGAGAAACTGGGCGATGTTGTCTCGGTAGTACAGTTTCAGGGCAGGGACTAACTGCGGGTTAGCACGCATGCGCTTTAACCGTTCGGAGCGATCAACGTAAACGGCGGTGTAGTCTGGATTGCGATAGTCTAGGGACATCTAATAATGGCGTCCAAAATTTTAGGTATTTTATAGGCGTTCCGGTAACAGATTCACAAAACTCATTGTAAAAACCACTCCAAAAAATTACTACCTGACCTTTAAGGCGCTGTTTCTGAGCATATCCAATAAATACCGAACCATCGCGCGGCGCTGACCTTATTGGACGCCACATCATTTCCCCCTCATCAGGTCGGCATAAGCCCTTGCTGCGTCCTGCTGGGTCATCGCGGCGGTGATCTCTTGCTGGACTGGCGGCAAGTCATCAGCACCGCCGATAGCCAGCTTATCGCCGTACTTGCGCGGAGACATGCGCGCCAGCATCCACTTGATATTATCCGCCTTGAGCCTCAACCCAGCGACTTCAACAGCTGTTTCAGCCATAACAGCTTGATCGCTTACCGTTCCAAGCGACTCAAAATAGGCATCCGATCTTTCATCCCTCGCGCGCGCGTACTTTACGGCACGGTCTTTGTCAGCATTTATCCAGTCCGTAACCGTCATGTTCTTCATGCCATTTTCAAGGCACCAAGCATGCAGACTCTTGCCTTGTGCAATCTCATCGCAAATAGCGTCTATGCCGATTTCGGTTAGGCGCTGTGATGGCGTTAAAGGCTTTGCTGCTTTAGTGATTTTGCTAGGCCGTCCCATTTGCCTTCACTTCCCTGATGTAGATATTATCGATTCCGTCGTAGTTGGACATTATTGTCTGAACCTCTTGCGCTGCTCCCAGTCATCCAGGCATTCAGGCTGGCAGAAAACCCCGTGTGTCTCTTCCCCACAATTCCAACAGTATCCGGTTGCCTTTAGCTCTGGCTTTCGGTGCTTTAGCGCGATTTCGCGGTCTTTCTCTTCGCGCTCTGTAGCTTGGTCGTCTAAAGACAAAATATCACCTATTCAGTTGTTTTCTCTATTGTATAGAGGTTTTGCGGTGCGCAGGCGATGATAGTCCGTATCCCCACCCATGTGCAATAGCTTGGGCGGGTATCCCCAGACTCCCACCGTTGCCAACTGCGCAGGTTTGTTTTGCATAGCTTGGCACAAGCATCCTGCGTGAGTCCTGCCGCCACGCGCAGAGCGATGATTTTCTCTGGCGTTGCTGCGGTTTTGGCGGATCGGTTTGGGTGGTTGTTGCTCATTTGATACCCATCTGTTCGCGATATGCCGCCTCTGAGGCGTACTGTTTCGCCACCAGAGCATCCAGGTCAATTCCGTGACGATCCGCCATTTCGTGCGCAACCTCGCATGCTAGATCATGTTCGGATGGCGTTATTTCGTGGTCGCTAGGCTCGTCCGTGCGATAGTCGGTATATCCTGCGATATGTGAGGCTGTTTTCATATTCAGCATGATGCGTCTCCAATCATGAACATTTCAGCAGTTTCAGCATCGAAACCGGAAGCAACAGCCAAACGAATAAATTCCTCATCAATTTGGTCGCACGATTTAGCCAGAATAAATGATTTCGGGATTGAATCCAAAATTGCATTGAGTTTTGCGTTTTTCATTTTCATCTCCTATGCCCCGATTCCATGAGGCGCTGGCCGTTTCCGTGTTTGGATTCGATGGCTCATTATACCGACATTACGCCGTAATGCAAGAACTTTCGCAACTATTTTTTGCGCCCCTTTTGCGCCTTCTACGCACAAGCCCTGCACCTTGCCTGCCTAGCCCTGTTCTGTAGCCTGAAAATAACCTCTGCGGGCGCGGAACAGCCTAGATTCTGGCATTTGCGCTTTGACTCTGGTGGGGTTGGTGTCATTTCGGCTCAATCCTATATTCGCACTCAAAAACGACAATCTCTGGCGGACTCATCATCCAAACGCGCATCGGGTCTGGCGGAGGTGATGTTCTGCGCAGGCAATCATCGCAGCCCTCGCGCCAATACCATACGCCATCCTCTTCGCTTCCGACTCCGGGGCATCGGGCTACGTCATTCGGAAGATTTGCCATAATACTCAATCGCCTCCTCTGCAAGAATCCTAACCTCGGTCGCGCCCAGCGTTCTTTTGGCAGATTCACGCAGGCTATCAACAAAATCGCGGCCATACAGATCGATCATTTTCAGCGTGTATTCTCTGATATGAAACTCTTTTCGGAACGTGTTGCACCCGCAACAGGCCGGTTTCAAGTTCTCTTCAAGCCATCGCGATGCCTTTTTCCCGCGCTCGATATAGTGCGCGCAATGTGCGTCTTTCCAGTGCAATCCGGTATCGCATGATATGCAGGTCACATATCCGGCGTGGTCTGCGTATTTCTGCCTGATGTATAGGCTCGCCAGTCGGTCTGCCTTTTCGATCAGCGTAGACAGTTTTACGCGCTTTGATTTGGTCTTTTGTTTCACTCTATTTCCTTCGCCATGAATCTATCAGAATACACACATACAGTCACGCCAGAAACATACCGCGCGCGCTCAACTGGAGTTTTTGCGGCTCTGCATGATCTATATCCTTGGCGTGCCATTTCCTTTTCTACCTTCGAATCGCCAATGTATGCGTTGAGGCAGTTTCGGCAGATTTTATCCTGTGAGCTTGCGGTCATTTTTATGTGTAAAACTCGACTATAGCCAGATTAGGCACCTGCGCAGGTGCATATCACACGTTAGGAGACTTATATGGACGATATGAAGGTTCTCGAAAAGGATGGCGTAATCGACCATGACGCAATAGAAACAATAGTTCGCGTACAGGTGTTAGAAGCCATCGTTTCGTTGCAGTCCAACGCGTTGGTGGCGGCCCTATCTCTTTTTGAAGACGCAGAGCGAACTCGGCAGCTGAAGGGAATGGAAGATCGGCTAAAAGAGATTGAGGCTGATTACAAGACGATTTACATGACATCGCTATCTCCAATGGATTCTGATTATTCGGCAGAGTTGATTCAAGAAGTTCTCTCTGGTTATTTTGCTCAAATGCGTCGATCACTTGGCATCCACTCCTAACCTTACGTTCAACCCGGACCCCGCGAAGCGGGGCCGGTTACTTCCACGTTATGCGTCTTCATGCCGCGCGCCCCTGCATGAATTCCTGAATGGTGCTCGGCTCCATGTATTCCAACGCGTGTGTCGGGTGGTACAGCCCTGACCTGCGACGGCCCGCTATGCGGATGCGCAAATACTTCCCCTTTGACCCCGTGATTGTTCCTGGAATGCCGACACCATCGTCCAGCATCACCCTCACATCACCGCCGCGCTTTGCTGGCACGCCATAGGTCTTGCGTATATATTCCATGCTCATTATTGTTTCTCCGTATCACCGGCCGCCGAACCCGACACTCCAAGCGCCCTCCGGCATCTGCACTCTATTCGCCTGTCTTGGAGTGCAGCATCCGCACTGCCCTGCTATTTGAGGGTGAGGCTACCAATTTCTCCACCACTGCCATTGTTCAACCAATGCCTAAAGCCGCGCAAGGCACCTTAGCTACACGTTAGAACGCATCGTATCGCGTCATGTACAGCACGCCATTATACAGATACCAGACCGCAGTTATTTGGCCGTGTCGCTCAGTGATCTTCTTTCCGAACAACCGAAGTTTCAGCATGAACCAGAAACTTGGATCGAATGTGCTCTTGCACGGAAACTGGAAATATTGTTCGTTCATTTCTTCCTCCACAAATGCGCCCTAACCATACGGTCAAGGCGGACTCCGCTACTCTCCGCCGCTTACCTTTTCGTTAGCCGGCAACACTCCGAGCGCCTGCGCTTGCTCAACCGTCACCAACATTTGAGGGGGGCTTCGGCTGTGCAACGCCACAAGTCTGTCCACGTAGGGCTTCGCCGCCTTGGCGTAGCTCTCTTGCAGCATCGCCAAGGTTTCTCGCAGGTAGCGTTCCTCAGATGCGTCCGCGCAATCGCGGAAGGCATAGCGGCGCTCGCACGGCGTCGGCGGGCTGTCGTCCGGGTGGCAGGTGCATTGCCGGCTAACAGTTACGTCAACCGGACCTTGCGCCGGAATCAGCGTTTCACTCATGATTTACCTCCTGTGCCGGCGCAAGGCCGGTTACGTCAGCGTTGGGCGTCAGGGCATCGCGAGCAAATTGATTCCGCTGCGCTCCTGTCATGTATTCGCTATCCTCTGTTTCGCACAATTGCACCAGGACGGCTTCGCGCAGCCGGTATATTTCTTCTCTCGCATCTTTCAGTAACACCACACCATCGCGCTGCAACATGTGCGGCGATAGTTGGCGAAGATGCGCTTCGATTCTTTCGAGCACGCCCAACCCTACGGTCGAGCCGGACTCCTCACTACGCTTCGCTTCGTTCGTCACCGCTCACCTCCATCGTTCGGCACGTGTTCCCCACTCGCGTGGGGATGAACCGTTTTGCTTATAGTTGTATACTTTCTTTCAGCCAATCCGAATATGGTATGCGGATATTCTGGTGAAATTTATCGGCAGCATCTTCGTTATTGTCCAATTCTGCGCGGCTTTCAATGTCGCAAAATACTAGGATGGCATGGCGGCAGAATTCCTGCCAGTTCGCCACCGTGATTCCGATTTCCATATCGCCATGCCCCAGCCCGTTCCCGCCTAATTCTCGGTCGTAGATTGGCCTGATCCATTGGTAAAACGATAAATCATTGCACCACATGCCGGCCAGCTTCGCCAGCGCGCCGCCTTTGGCTGAATGCTCGACTTTCTGCGCGACTGGCTCTATCGGCTGGTCATCGTCTCCCACTTCGATCAGCACCGCCATAAAGCGTTGCCCTGCCGTGTTCCCCTTCTTCGCGGTCATGCCCTTGAATGGCTCAAGCGCAGCCGAATCAGGTAGCCAGAAGGTAATCTTCGCCCCTGCCGTGTGGCTCTCCTGCCAGCCGGCCAGCATGATTTCACCCTGAAAACTCGGTTTTATACTCACTGCAATTTCCTCCACCAAGCCCGAAACGCCGCAGGGTCGTAATATGCTTTCCCCCTGTGCCTTAATTTCGGCTCTGGCGCACCGTGAGCAGCCAATCGTCCGCGAAGCTGCGCCATCGTTACACCAAACTCTGCGGCGAACTCTAGCGCGGTTCTGAGCGGCTTGTTGCCGCGCTCTCGGGGTGCGTTGTAGTGGGATAAATTCATTGTGCCGCTCCTGGTTGTATTTCCTTCGCTTCCTCTATCAGCCTAACCTGCTCCCGCAATCGCTCGATATCACGGTCAATATCGGTAGTGTTCTTTCCGCCTGCTATGTATAGCTCGCGTATCCAGATTAGGTTAGTTAGCATTCTGGACTTTAGGCAGGCTGGTTTGTTTTGCACAGCTTCCTCAATTAGTGCCGCGTTTAGCACATTAACTTGCGCGGCTTCAAGCTTCAACAGGTGATGCAGTCGGCTAAAAAATACTGCACCAAGCATGTGTAATACTGTTATTCGAGCATGGATAAAATATCGGTCTGCCGGTAAGAGCGCGAGCCTTTATGCGAGCCAAACAATGATCCTTGACTTAGTTCTCGTTCAATCCTCGCGCTTGCTGCCTTGAAAAAATCTTTCTTGATCTCAAAACCATAGGCTTCACGCTCAGACCTGATGGCAGCGATTATTGTTGATGCGCTACCAGCGCACGGGTCGATAATAACATCGCCTGGATCGGTGAATATTGAAATCAATCGCTCGATCAATCGAACAGGTTTTTGAGTGTTGTGCGATACGCCAATTTCAGTGTCAAACGCAGGAATGCCATCAATTGTCAGATTGTAAACTCGCGTTTTTTGATGGATAATTTTTACGCTTCCAACCTTTTGCAGTAAGAACTTTTCTTGTTTCAATGCTTTTTTGACAGAAGCATTTTTTGCATAGCTTCCCGTTAATCCAGCCTCTTGAAAAGTACCAATGTTCTTTTGTTGCTGGCTTGAACTCGCCACAGACTGAACACGGCTTTTCCCATTCTCCATCGACAAGTCTGCAACCAGAGTGCAGCCGCTTATGTTCAAGGGGCGTGACAAGTTGCAAATTGGAAATATTGTTGTTTGTTTTGTCGAAATCCTTGTGATGAACCTGCATACCGAGCGGTAATTTACCATTATGCCGCTCCCAAACAAGGCAATGTTCGAGGCGAAGCTTTCCTTCTTCGTCTTTTTCAAATCGCAAATATCCCTTGGGGGTTTTTTTGTATTCTTTTCGCATGTAATCTCCGTTTTGTGTAATTGCTTAGGCTTCTGCGTATTATACACAGAAACGTTACTCAATACAAAATCGGATGTCTTTATTTGATCGGCATTTACCCAAAATATGCCACCACCTCTTTTTATTAAAAACGGATGGTTCCATGTTGCTACGGTTTTATACTCGCCGCATTTTATTTCAACTAGTTTTTCGGCGTCATGCTGCGTGATGTGTGAGACAGTTCCGTATCTATTTGAATCTCCAACTTTTACGTCTTCGATTTTTACCCATAAGCCATTAAAAAATACCATTTCTCCTGCTGGAAGGCACGGATGGATCTTCTCGCTGTTGGTATCGTTCTCCCATGGTATTGCATTAAAAATCATCTTCCCGTGATTGTTGAATTTTGGGAGCTTGTCGCGGTACAGAATCAGCCCGTATTCGCAGTTTCCGACGACACGCATATTTGCCTTGAGCACCTGCGCGCTTGAATTCTTTACGAACACAAGATTGATGTAATTATTCAGGCCATGCTTCTTCGCCTCTTCGATCAACTGGAATTGCTGATCGAACGCACAGAACACAATCATGCATGGAGCCTTGCCTGTTTCTTTTGGCTCAGGTATCAGCATCTTCGAGCAAAAATGCAAAAATTCTGGTATGCGAAAATCTTTATCGGTGTCGAAGAATTCTTTGTTTGCCAATGCGCTTTCGCCGTTTTTTATGTCGCCGCCCTCATACCACTCAACCGACGAACCGTAGGCTTTTTTCCCAACGTTATACGGAATGTCCGCAATAATGAGCTGCGCCTTTTTAATGGCGTAACGCTTCGAGTTTTGGAAGTGATCGTTAAAAAGTTCGTGCTTCATGTTATCCCCTACTATCGTTCCGACACTCTACACTAAGCAACAATTTTATGCTGATTTATTTTGCAGATTTCTTAATAAACATATCCGCCGCAGATAGCGCCTTGCGCAGCACCTCAATCGGCAAATCAATATCGGCTTCCTTGTGCGGTACACCGTTCCAAATCAGCACCCGTCCGCCGACAAGTTGGATGGTTACGTCCTCAACTTCGAATGTTATGCTGCCCATTATTTCCTCCGTTGCGCTACTGATTCCAGCTCATTGTAAAAAGCGCGATACTTTGCTGTGCGCTCGAAGTCTTTAATCCCTGGATCTTTGATACGCCTAATATCGCTGTTGTGTCGAAGGTCTGCCATCTTTACGATAACTGCGTCAGGGTTTGCCTTCACCGCTGATTTATATTCTTCGTAGCTCTGGCCGCGATGCTTTGTCATCGCCATAATCCCTGAAATAACTCGTTCACTAAATCCGAGTTCGCGCAAATGCTGTGCTGTGACATCGGTATCTTCAAACAAATCATGCCCGATTGCTATCTGACCGAGTTCGTCATCGCTATCTCTTGGCAAATAGTGTAGCACCTTCATGCAATGAAGGATGTACGGACGGCCAGATTTATCCAGAATGTTTTTAAATTTATCGGCTGCAATCGCAATCATCATCGCGAGCTGTTTACTTTGTTCCATTTTTCATTCTCCGTTGCGCTGCGATGATGTCCTTTACCCTTGATTCAGATAGGCCGTAGATCAATGCGATGCTTTTCTGGCGCATTTCGTCCTCGGTGAATAGGCGGTGTATTTCGGCGTTTCTGGCGGCGTAGGATTGGCGTATGGTTTTCATTCTGCCGAACCCCTGTAGCTATCCCAATTAAACGGCACACAAGCCCCACCATCCTCTCGCAATCGGTCGAACACGCGCTCGCCTAGAAAAACTTTTACCTCGCTTGGCGATAGGTTAGAAAGCAGTAAAGTCGGCAACCTGTTTTCGTATCGCTCGTTCAAAACGTCGAACATCGCATTACGCTCAAAATCGCTACCGAACTGCACCCCGATCTCGTCGATAATCAGCAAATCAGGCGACGAAAACAGCGACACAACATCGCTTTCAGATTCGTCTGAATCTTTGCGCCATGCGTCCTTGATTCTGCGCATCATGCGTTGCACAGTGGTAAACAGCACGATCCCGCCGCGATTCATTACCGACAAGCCGATTCCTACTGACAAGTGCGTTTTCCCAGTACCCGGCTTTCCGCAAAATATCGCGCTTCGCCCGGTCTTTGAAACTTCGCTGAACTTTTCCGCGTACTCAGTCGCGAAAGCATGCGCGCTTTTCTGGCCTTCGTTCTTTGCTTCGAATTTTTCCAGTGTGCGATCAGTGAATCGAACAGGAATACCGGATTCACCAAGCCTTCGTTCCCATTGCCGCTGCTTTTCGGCGGCATCTCTGTCCCGCTCTGCGCGATCAGCATTTTCCATTTCAATCGCAGTGCATGCAGGGCATTTCGTCCACACTGAACCGAACACGTTTCGGCTATCAAACTCCCCATGCGTTTCGCAGGTTGCTTTGCGTGGTATCGGGTCGATCATCATCAACTTCAATTTACCCAACGATACCGGCTCTTCGTCTTCAATTTCAAAACTGTTTGCGTTGTTCATAGCTTGGTAACTCCTTCGCCGTAGTCGCGATCATTAAAGTTTTCTGGTGATGCAGTTCGTTTTTGTCCAGCTGTCTTCGGCTCAAACAATCCCTGCCATCCATTTGACGCAGAATCAGCAAGCGACTGCGCGTATGGTAAACCTGCATCCTTCCACTTTCGCAGCTTATCGACTTGTGCCTGCATTTGCTCAGGAAGCATCTTTTTTCCCTTTCTGGTTTTTATCCACAATTCCCAATGACTACGATCAACCCAGTCCGGCAAGGCGAAAGCCGCGCTAGGTTTCTTCTGCTTCTTCTCTGTCTCTGTCTCTGTCTCTGTCTCTTCTCTTCTCTTCTCTGGTGCGTCATCTTGGCAACAAATTGACGCCACCTTGACGCCATCTTGCGGAGCATCTATAAATCCATGTTCTATAAACAAGTTTAAATCTGGCTCAGTATCAAGATGGCAAAGTTTTTGAATGGCGCGAGGTGACGCCGGGATGACGCCATTGTGGTCAGCAGCAAGCAACCAGATGGCGACAAGTTGACCGCGCTGTGAGTCAGTCAGCGTTACCCACCCTATGTGGCGCATGCACTCGCGATGGATTTTTATCCACGGCGGCTGTCCACGATCTTTCCGGTAGGATTGCCACTTGTCCCAGTTGTGAATGGTAAGGTTACTCATCTTACATGTCCTTCCCGTACCGCTTTGCCAGCCAGACAATACCCTCCGGCTCAACCTTCGTCTGAACGAATGCATGGCCGTTTGATTCGCCAGTGTGCAGGGTGAATAAGCCGCGATCAATGTAGTCTTGAAACGCCACCCAGTTACCGCCGCGCTTGAAAATCACCTTGTCGGCGGATAGTTCCGCGATGAACTCTTGCGGCTTGCGTTGCAGGATTTTTGCTACATCGGATAGGCACTTGCTGGAACGAGCCTCAACGTAACGCTCTACGAAGGCAACGGCGGGCTTTTGTTGCTCTATCTGGGCTTGCTGTGCTTCGATGATTTCGGCTTGCTCTGCGGCTAGTCTAAGCGCGCCGGATAGCGTGGTAGGAATAGCGAACTGTTGCTGGGCTTCCAGTTCTTGCCATCGGTCGATTATTTTTGCGCGCTGGGCGATTGAGTAACCAGAGGTAAGAATCAAGGCTTCACGCTTCGGGAGGTCAACATGGCTAACCAATCCATTGCCCATGTTGTTCCATACGCGAATGCCTTTAAAATCAGGACTATCCAATTTTGGATACCCGTCTGGATAAAGTTCATCCAGCATCTTGCGAATATCTCGCAAAACATGTCCGTGTTCTTTGTCTGTTATTTCCGCAATGTCCTTGCTGGACATGGTTTGCTGGTTGCTGTGTATATGTAGCATTTTGCGATCCAATGCAAAAAAGCCTTGAGGGAATCTCCAACCAGCTAGCTGGCTTTGGTCGCGTGGAGAGTATCCACCGGAGATTCCTTCAAGGCTTACTCAAGCGTCCGACCAAGGACGACGCCGAAAGTTCAGCGCAAAAGGATTATAGCGATAGCTGCGACATTTGCAACAAAAAAAAGACCTGCCACTAGGACAGGTCAAAGCCTCGGGGGAGGAGTGTAGGCTGCTGGAATAGTGGCGCGGTAGGCAAATGCCGTTCGACGTACCTTCCACTTATAGCCAGCTTGGCTTGCTGTTTTAGGCCGGGAGCCACCCCTAATACGCCTGCTATTATTCCAACAAGGAAGGGATTGCACAACTCGCCCGCTGCAACGGCTTATAAGTACTAAGCGCAGCAATCCCTATCTTGTTAGCCCTGATTGCTCAGGGGTGTTTTATGGATTATAAGACAGATTTGGGGTCTAACTTACGTTAGATTTTTCAACCAAGGAGGTTTTATGAGTGATTCCAATATCAAAACAATCCACGGCCTTGTTCTCGTTCAGGGCGCTTTGCTTCAAGCTATGGCGTGGAAAGAAACGAGAAAATCTGATCTTCTTTACGAATTCTCTCAGCAGTACATACCACTTATTCAAGGTCTCAATAAGAACAAAGAGCCAGATAAAGAACTTATAGCAGCGGTCGAATTGGCGTATAAATCTATATCCGCACAACTCCCCAAAAACCACAGATCGAGCATTTCTTAAATAACACCATGCCGCAGCTCTATCTGCCGCCGCTTGGTTTCTTAAAAACTGTTCTCTCGTATAAGTCATGGCGTTCACCCCTTCAAAAGGAAAATAAAATGAAAAAATATATCGTAGTAATTGCGCTCTTGTTGTCTTCTACTTCTGCATTCGCTGCTTCCGCCTTCTGGACGGGTCGCCAAGAACAAGTACAAACCGTAACTTATCAATGGGCATGGAACTGTCAGTACAACTACAACGGCCAAATATTCTGGCGCATATTCAAAATGTCTTGCCCGTCTAGTGTCGAGGTTGAATAAAAATCTAACCCGCCGTTCAACCCGGACTCCGCAAGAGCGCGGAGCCGGTTAACTCTACGTTAGATTTTTCAACCAAGGAGGTATCATGGAATCCAGCATCAAAACAATCCACGGTCTTGTTCTCGTTCAGGGTGCATTGCTTCAAGCTATTGCTTGGTCTAAAGCGAAAAATACTGAAATTGCTTTTGAGTTTTCGCAACAGTACATGCCAATTATTCAGGGTCTCAATAAGGAAAAAGAGCCAGATAAAGAACTTATATCCGCTGTGGAAAGGGCGCACAAAACCATCTCCGCACAACTTCCTAAAAGATAAATATCTTGTGTCTCTCACATAACACCAAGATGAGGCCTTTTCTGCTGCTGCTTGATTTCTTAAAAACTGTTCGCGTGTGTATGTCATAGTGTTTAGTCCTTTCAAAAAATCTAACCTGCCGTTCAACCAGACCGCCCAACAGCGGGGCGGCTGGTTAACTCTACGTTAGGCACATGCGCGCCCGGTCTCTAATGCTTCGGCATGACCTCTGTATGTCGCAGCCGTGGCTTCGTAGTGACTTTGCAAATTACGCAGTGCCTGTGCAAGCGTCCTTCCGTTTGCAGTGTGCAGCCACACTGCGCGCTTACCGAACCCGGCGCTTTTTGCCTCGTACCGGTCAAAATCGTTTTGTTCCCGCCTTACAATTTGTAAAGTCGAAAGGCGATTAAACCCGCTCGATTGAATCCCCGTCGCGGACAGGTAATCTGGATTACTAGATTTATGGAGTGTCCAGTTATAGCCTGGCATTATTTTTTCAATCTCTGCTCTAAATTCTGTTGCCTTCATGGCCTACCTCTCTGTTATTTAGTAAATACAGCCTAACCCAACGGTGAAGAGGGATTGAACGATAAGGCCGTTCAACCCCTTACCTCTACGTTGGGCACCCACCCCGGAATGTTCAGGCGTACCAGAGTGCGCTTGCAATCCTTCGCCACTGGCACGGCTTCGTGCAAGAAGGTGAGCGTATGCCCCGCCCATACCTTGCTTGGTTCAATGTCAGTGCAAAGCATCCCGCTCACGTCAATGTGCGCGCAGTCCCCTCCGCTTCTTGGCGCATCGTCGTACTCTCCGAGGTATGCATAGCTTGCCATCACGTCCGTCGCCAATATCAGCGCCTCTGGCTCGTAGGCTTCGCCTATTACATGCCTGCCGCCTCTGTGTCCGCCGCCGTGTGCGTGTAGCGCCTTATTCCAATATCCGTCCACATGCACGCCGCCCCTGCGGTGCGATGCGCCAGCCTTTACTTCAGCCTGATCTATCATCAAGAAAATCGAACCGGGCGCATCTATCCCATCAAGCATTTGGTCAATCGTTCCCTGCCACCGCTCAAGGTCGTTTGGCAATCCGCCGCTCTTCGTAAATTCGCGCATGTAAACGCGCTCGCCGAGGAATTGCGGAAATTTAACTGCCCCGCGCTGTTGTACGTTGCTTTGCATTTGATTCTCCTTTTCAAAGTTTGGTTGCCCAACCCATCGGTGAAGCGGAGCCGCCAAAAGCGGCGTCCCGCTTACCTCAAGCGTTAGATGACTCGCGCTCAAGCCGTGCCCGCGCTTCCCATGCTAGCCCGTCGTCAGTCAAGCTTGCCGCCATCGCTGCGCAACATTCAGAGCACCAGCGGTAGCTCATCAGTTCCCCGTCAAACACCGCCGCCAGCAGTCGCACGCGCTCGCCTGGCACAATCTCTTGCCGACACATGCCACAGGTTCCGCCCTTGCGCGCCGTGCCGATCTTGTCCTTCAGTACCTTGTCGCTTGGGCTGCCAAAGTCGCCCTCGAATGGGTTGGTTTTCAGGCACTCGGCTTCGTCAAACGTCGTCATCTAACCCTCCATTCTTTCGGGATTGGAATCCGCGCAGCCTTCATGCGCCTGATGATGTTAGCCGATTGCTTATCTGTAAGCTCTTCCGGCAGATACCAGATTGCATTGTCTGCGCGCTCGCCAGCCCATCCCAATTTTTTAGCAGCTTGGCGCAATGATACTCCGTCAGCCGTTAGGTGTTTAATCAAGTCTGCTTTTTTCATTGGCTTATTATAAGCAAAGAATAAGTGCCTTGCAATTTATTTTTAACCAGCACGAAAAAAGTGCTTGCATTATTCAAAATTGCTGGCACAATTGGAACCACTCCAGCAGCAATGCGAAGAGTGAAACGAACCGGAGCGCAAACGCAGTGCAGACTACCGCACCTTATCTACAGATCATCGTAGATCGGACAAACGTAAACCCTTAAGCGCAGACGTTACGAGATACACATTGCCGAAACCAAATCAACGGTGGAGAGCTGAATAGAATCTCTGTTCGCAGGGGATTGAATGTAGTGGATAGCAGTGGATGTTGCAATCGGCGTTGCCAAGATTCTGTTTGCTGGCGCTATTGGCGGAATCAGCGCAATGGTATTCGTAATTCCAGGTATCGCATTTTTGAAAAGCTGACGATTGAGTAATACGGATGGCGGCCACCCGAACCAAACCGCCCGACCAAAGGATGTTCGACAGATTCCTTTCCAGCCTTGGACGGCACTTATTAACCAAATTGGAGATAGCAAATGATACTGATAGACGGAGTTTGTTTCAAAACAATCGAAAGCGCAGCAAGTGCGCTTGTCGTGGCAAAGAAAGTTGAAATCTACAACCTGCCGCTGGTCACCGCGCTGCCTGATTTGCCAGCAGCGACTGATGTGCGCTTCTACAACATGCCGCTGGTCACC